CGTTCGTCTGATTCATTTGCGCTCCCACGGTTCGGCGTATGGCAGCCCCACGAAGGCGAAGACAGCTTCCTCGCTGTCCATCGCTGTCACGGTTCCGTCGGCGAGCTTGGTGTATCCGATGCCGTAGGGATTCCATCGGTAGCCGCGCCGTTGCGCTTCGGTGGCGATCCTCGTGTTGCTGTCGGCGGGGCCGGTGCGGCAGACCAGATAGTTGCACCATGATTCCTCGACCGTGCGGAACAGATCGACTGGCATCCCGGAGCGGTGGACGGCGAGCTTGTTTTTGTCGCCCCATGCCGTGCCGCCTGTTTTCGACGGGCGTTTCGTCAGCGTGCCATCGGCCAGCATCCGTGTTATTTCCTCATCGGCCAGGCTCACGGATTGCGTCGAGAACATATCCAGCGGGCGGTCCTCCATCCGTGAGATGTAGAGGATTTCCACGTCGCCTACTTCGGCTTTCCGGCGGCGGAGACTTCCGGCCACGATTAGCTTTTCGCAGAATGGTTTCAGGCGGTCGCACAGTTCGCGGGCCACGTCGAGCGCGACGCTTCTCGGCCACTTCACTTTCGCAACAGACGAACAAGGCGCGGCTCCTAACGGGGTATTACTTTCCATGGTCATTTCGTTGGCTTCCCTTTTGCTCCCGCAGGAGCGCTGTATCGTTCTGAGAATCCAAGTGCATCAGGCGGTCCATCTCCGCCGCGATGAGAGCGCCAGCCTTGGCCAGATTTCGGAGCGGATCGCGGGACGGCTTCCACCACTCAACTCCCCATGGCCATTCCTTGGTTGCCTGAGATTCCAGTTTTAGCTTCTCGAAGCTCTCAAGCGGAAAGGTAGTTTTGAGTCCGTGATACAGCGCATACGATGCAGCGGCATAGGCAAGTTGACCTTCCGGATGCTGACTGTCATGCTCTGGTGTCCATCCCTCTGCGGTGATTTGCCGCTCACGCTCGGCGGCGATAAGTTGGATTCCTGTTTTCATAGTCGGTGATAATTCTAGCTGATTCTCAGAACAAGGGCACTGCTGGCAACCCCTGCCAGCGGGCGAGTTCTATTTTGAAGCGGAGTCTTGGGGCGCTGGCTGGGTTGCCAGAGTTCTATCGTTCAGCGGAGGAAGATCGAGCAGTAGGTCAACCAGTCGTTCGCGGCCCTTGATGCCGTTGCCATCCTTTGCAAAGAGCCACCATTTCCCGTCCTGTTTTACGATCCGCGCCCCATCCTCAAGACACGCTTCAATGTGTTCGATGGATAGCACCGCGCCACCCATGACTTCGCAGCATTCGAGGATCAGCTTGCCGTTGTCGCGTTCTTTCTGGTGCGGTGCCATGCGCGCCCGCGCCACGAAAAGACGCTGAACAAGGAGAAGAAGCCGACCCGCATCAGCGGGCAGTTCTGTTTTGAGAATCGGGAGTTTCACGGCGCTGATGTGGTTGGTTTTTCTTGTGCGTTCGTGGGATAAATGGTTTTCCATCGCCTGTTTGTGATCTTGCCATCTTTGGAGAAGGCTCGGTATTCGCAGTGCAGTTCTCTCCGGTCTATCATCCACGGGCCGACGCGGAGCATGAACGCTACGGACTCGCTCGAAGTTCCCGCCCATTGCTTCGGGAGATTCAGGCGTTTTTCCTCGCGGGCGACGAACCCACGAACAAGCCGTCTCACGCAACCGCTGACGCGGTTGCTGTTTGGTGGCAGTGAGTTTGATTTCATCTCAGCGGTGCGTGGACTCATGATCTTGTCCTTTCTCTCCGGGCGTCATAGCCCTAGCTCTAGCTGAAGAAACCGGAAGGCAACCCTTGGCGATCCATTCGGCGTGTTGCTCCCGCGTGCGGCCGAGTGCAATGACCCACCAAGCCTCAGACCTGCCGTGAGAGGTGGTGCATGCGTGGATGGCGTCCCATGCCGCTTTTGCGGTCGGGTGTTCTCCCTTCTGCCGGTCGTCGAGATCGTCCCATTCGGCGGGCTTGTATTTGTTCAGGCAAGCAGGCCATTGCCAGCAATTCATATCCACGTAGGCGGCGTTCCGTTCGGCTTCGGGCAATTTCAGAAGAACGGCCAACAAGTCTGGCATGGTGATTTCCGCCAAGTTTTTGTCATCGGCTACGGGTTGCGGTGATTCGGGATCGGTCTGGTGTGTCATGGTTTCATGCTTCATTGCGAGGGGGCTTGTCATCGATTGCGCTCTCCGTGGCTATCGATGAGTTTTCCCCATAGGGGCATCCGTTCGGAGTTTGGAGTCCGTTTAGGGCGGCTTGCATTTGCCGGATTTCGGCTTCCAGACGTTCGGCGATGCATCGGTTTTTGCGCGTTGTGCGACCGAGCGAGGCGTCGTGTTCGATTAGAAGCTCCTGCGTGTTTTCGATTCCCGCCCGGATGGCTTCTTGAGCTGCATAGATCGAGTCTTTCCGCATGGACCAGCTTTCGGGCAGATACTCCTGCGGCATCCGGCTTCCGCAGATGATATGTGTTGGATCAGGGATTGTCATTGGGTGGATTTGTTGCGACGGCGGACATGGTTTTGGGTTATCGGGCAAGGTGAGAAAGCAGTTTGGAGAGCATGGATTGGTGCATGGCCTCGGCCTGTTCTCTGGAGCCGGAGCACCGAGATTGTTCCTGATCGAGAGGGCCGCCGAAGATCATGGTTTCCCACAGGATGGGCGGACCTTCGGAGAAGTTGTGATTGATGCCGAGGAAGACGGTTGAAACCGTCGCGCCACGGACTGACGTGCCGGCGACCTTGCGGTTTGCGGATTCATACCAGACGGCCCATTTCATGAGGTCCGGTTCGGCGGTCGGTTCACCGTTTTCATTGAGGGTGTAATAACGATGAGGGCTCATGGGGTTAGGGCTTCGAGTTCGTCGAGCAGGGCGAGGTTGCGGGCGAAGGCCTCGGGGTGGATGGCGGTGATGTCCGGGGCGTCGGGGAGTTGGAAGTGGCGGGCGAGGTCTTCGAGGGAGCGGGTGGTATGGAGGGTTCCGGCGCGGTCGGGGTTGAAGATGAAGTGGATGGGGTTGAGGGTTGGGTGGTGGAGGGTGATGCGGAGGTCGGTGCCGCGGACAAGGATGGTTTCCTGGGAGCGTTTGCCGGCGTGGTATCTGGGGCGGGATTCCTCTTTTTTCCATTCGATGGTTTCGGTGGAGAGTTTGTATTTTTCCCCGGCTTGGAAGTGGTCGATAGTTTCGATGCAGAGGAGTTCCTCGGCGTCATCGATCCAGCCGATGCGCTGGATGGTGGAGACAGGGGAGAGCGGGGCGCGGTCTTGGTTGAAGGAGGCGAGAGCGGAATCGATGGCCTGGCGGGCGTCCGGGGAGATGGACCAGAGGCCGGAGTCGATGACTTCCTGGAGGGCGAGGCGGGTGCCGCGCTGGAGGGTGAGTTCGAGCGGGTGTTTGCGGTTGAGGGAGTGGAGGAAGGAGGAGAGGCGGGCGTCGATGGTGGAGGAGCGTTCCTGGAAGAGTGATACGTGGGTGCGGATGCGGCCGTCGGTGGCGAGGGTGACGTTGTCGCGGGAGTGGGATGGGTCGTTGCGGCGGATCATTTCGTCGCCACAGGCGTCGAAGTATCGGGAGGCGGCGGAGGCATCCCATGGCTGGGTGATGCAGCGGGCTTTGAAAAGATCGCGGCGGGCGGAGTCGAGCGCAGTGGCAAGTCGGTCTGGAGTAAGGGGGGTAATAAAGGTTTGTGTTTCGGGGCCGTTGGTGTGGTTGCCGGAAAGGTAGAGGACTCCGATGCGAAACGCCTTTTCTTGTTCGGGGCGGAAGCCGACGCCCGGGAAGAAGTTTGGGATGTCGAGCAAGAGCCAGGCGTGTTCAAAGCAGGAGGGATATTTGTTGTGAAGGAGATTGAGGGTGGAGGCATTGGCAATGAGCATGGCCTCGCCGTTGGTGCTCATAAGGTGAGGGAGCATGCGGAGGGTTGCGTGGGTGGAGTCGAGGGAGGTTTTGCCGTCGAGCCCTTGCGCAAGGGTTTCGTGGAGGAGTTTGACGGGCCAGTTGAGGGAGAAGGGAGGGTTGGCGAGGATGAGGTCGAAGCGGGTGTTGGTTTCGATGAGGAGGGGGTAGAGATCGAGCACGTCGCCGGTGAAGTGGGAGAAGATGGGATCGCAGCCGATGGGTTCCCATTGCTTGGGTTTGCCGGGGTGGGCGGCGGGATCGAGGTCGAGTGCCATGACCTCGCGGGTTTCCGGGGTAGCGACGCCGCGGAGCAGGGAGCCGTTGCCGCAGTGGAGGTCGAGCAGGGAGCGGCGGAAGGAGGGGAGAGCGGCGGCGAGGGCGCGCGCCCATGGTTCCGGGGTGAAGTATTGTTGGAGGCCTTTGGTGAGGGAGAGGGATGCGGGTGAAGTGAGGGCGGCGGGGGTGATGGATTGGCGTTTCATGGTAAAAGCTGAAAATCTGAAATGCGAAAAAGCTGAAAAAGAGGTCAGATGGGAAAGGTGTGTTGCTCGGTGGAGATATGCCCGGCGGAGGCGGGTGGAATGCGGGAGGCGGGCTTGTAGTTGAGGATTACGGTGAGGGTGGTGATGAGGCGGAGGTCGGAGGAGCAGCCGAGGTATTCGAGCAGGTCGGGGAGATTGAGGCGCCAGTACATGAGGCGGAAGGGAAGGGTGTGCATCCAGCGGCGTGCGAATTTGAATTCGTCATCGGGCAGGTCTCCCGAGCGCCAGTTTTTGATGGCGGATTGCTGGAGGTCGATGTGGAACCAGGATTTTGATTCCGGGTGGAGATAGACAAGTTCGAGGATGGGGTTGTCTGCAAAGCCGATCTTCGCGCCGTTGTTGGCGTAGAAAACGTAGGAGTTGTTGAGCCTGGGCTTGGCCCAGCGGGTGGCCATGGTGAAGCGTGGTTTGTAGTGGAGGCGTATCCACGCGAGGAAGGTTTGGTGTTCGTCAACGTCCTTGGCGGTGGACTGGCCGAGGGGAAAGTGGCGGAGGGATGGTTTGGCTGGTTTCGGCTCGTTCATGGGATGTCCTCTGGGATCAAGGTGGAGAAGATGACGGAGAGCGTGGCTTGAAGGCGGAAGGCATTTTCGAGGTTGTGGCCTTCTTGTTCCCAGTTTTTCTTGAAGCGGCGGAGGGAGGCCAAATTGGGGAGAGAGTTGATGGTGTTGAGCAGGGGCTCTTGGAGAATCCTGCTTTTGGCAAAGTGGTTTTTGAGGTGGATTTCCATGTGGACGTAAGGAGTATCTTTGTACAATTGGATGAGGATGCAATACGGCTCACAGTCGACGACGGCGTCGGACAAAGACATTAAACCGTCCTCGTGATGAGTGAGAGGCAGTTCCATTTTGTTCCACAACTCTTTGATGCGAAGAGCGAATGTTTCCGACTCCGTGGTTGCGAAGGGGTGTTCAGACATGGTGAAAATTGAGGCGCGGGTTGAGGCGAGAGGCGACTTTGGAGGCGATGAATTCGCGGAACTCCTGATGGGCGGCGGCGATGGCGCGGCTCATATTGACGGGAGGGCTGGTGGAGATGCCGCAGACGCTCTCAAAGGCTTGGGCGGAGAAGCGGAATCCCCAGCGCGGGGTGAGGCGCAGATTGGAGCTGCTGGTCGGCGGGCTTTCAGCAAAGGAAACCAAGGCAAGGTGGCGGATGCCGGGCGGGGGATCGAGATTTTTGAATCCTGCGAGCAGGCGATAATTGTTGCCGTATCCGGACAAGTTAAACGGGAGCAATCCGTTAAAGCCGGGGCCGCCAAGCCACTGGCGGGAGACGGTGGCGGTGATTTCCACATCGCAGACCTTGTAAGGGGCTTCTGAAAGTTTGCGGGAAACGGTTTCCGCAAAGATGGACCAGCAGCGCGGATGAGGGGAGAAGGCGAGGCTTTTGACGCGGGCCACGCCGCTGATCGGGCCGGAGTTGTAAACGGTGTAGGTGTCTGCCAGAGAGCGGGCGACTTTTTTGCGCTGGGATGAGGTAATGCGGCTCATGATCAGGGCAGCAGCTTGAGCAGGCGGACGAGGAGGTATGCGGCGACGAAAAGGGAACCGGCCAGGCAGGTGAAGCCGAGGCACCAGCGGAGCAGGCAGGCAGGCAGGCCGTGAGGGGCGGATAGTTCCGCACCGATGAAGATGAGCGGCAGGCCGGGGTAGAGGAAGTGTTTCATAAGTGAGCCGTGAGCCGTGATCAGTGAGGAGAGGAAGAGGAAGAGGAAGAGGGGCGGCACTTGCGGTGGGTTTTGACGAAGTCCTTGGTGAGAAGCTCGAATTGACGGAGCTGGAGAGGGACGGGCAGTGGAGCGGCGGCTCCGCAATGCTCGCATTTCATGCGTGGGCGGAAGGAGTCTTTGGTGGTAAAGACGAGGTGATTGGGGATGGATTCAGACATTGATGGGGACGTGGATGGTGGTGCCGAAGGGAGCCTTGGCCTTGGGGTGGCCGAAGTTCGCCCAGAGGACGGGGAAGTCCGGGGCTCGATCCGGGAAGCAGCCTTCGAGGTCGGTGAGGAAGATGAGGCAGGCGGGAGGCTCCGGCAGGTCATTGATGGCATGGAAGACGGGTCGGAAGTCGGTTCCGCCGCCGCCTTCGGGGACGAATTGGAGGAGTGTGTCACCGGGTTTGAATTCCTCATGCTGATGGATTGTGGTGTCACAGGAGAGGAGGTGCATGGTTTCGGGGCGGCAGAGGTCCAGCACGCCTTGGAACTCGGAAAGGATGGCTTGGACGAGCTGCGGGTAGCAGAAGATGGAGCCGGAGGTATCGAAGGCACCGACGATGGGGCCGAGAGCCTCGGATTGGAGGGACGGGAGGATGAAGCCGCGCTGGAGGAAGCGGCGGTTGGGGCGGCGGAACGAGTAATCGTCCCGGGAGAGGCGGTGGCAGAACTCGCGCACGTAGTCGGTCCAAGGGACGGTGGGCTCGGTGAGTTCCTCGACGAGGGATTTGAGCCATGCGGGGAGGTTGCCGCGGTTTTTCTGGCGTTCGACGGTGGCGGCCTGGTGGACGGCGGCCTTCCAGTCGTCTTCGAGAGAATCGGACGGTGGCGGCGGATTCCCCCCTGAATTCCCTGTGCCGTCACCGTCCTTGGGTTCTCCGTTGCCTTGACCGTCACTGGAATCGTCCGGTGAATCCGAGGGATCGGATGCTGGTTGGTCGAAGGCTCCGGGAGATTGGTAGGAAGGGGGGGGCTGGCCGCCGTTTTTCTGTTGTTGCTGTTCTTCCTGCTCCATGAGGTGGTAGATTTCCTCGGTGGAAAGGCCGGCGTATTGCGGCTTGCAGTGGCCGTTTGGGGGCATGGTGATGCGGCCGTCGGTGGCGTGCTGGAGTTTGGAGATGATTTCCCAGGATGCCTGGTCGGCGGCGGCGTTCCAGCGTTCGAGATCGCGCGCGCCGCGGCGCCAGAGGTGGCCTTGGGCGCAGTGGATGATGTTTTCGATCATCTGGCCGGCGAGCTGTGGCTCGGTGAGTTTGGCGGCGTAGTCCGGGTTGATGCGGATGGTTTTGCCGTCCACATGGGATGCGGGAGTGGCGGGATCGAGCGAGGATTCCAGCTTGAAGGCGAGGGTGCCGAAGAAAGGCGCGTCGAGGATGAGGTTGAGGCGGGCTTTTTTGAGGCGATCGTGGAGGGACATGGTGTGGTAAAAGCTAAAATGCTGAAAAGCTGAAAAGCTGAAAGGTGAGGCTCTTGCGCAAGGGTCAGAAGGAGATGGTGAAGGTGAAGTTCGAGATGAAGAGAGAGCCCGCCGGAGAGCCGTTCATGTGGCAGCCCGGGAAGAATTCAGTGGCCTCGGTTTTGAATGAGACATCGGAAACGGAGGCTTTGCCATTGAGGACGAGGTTCAAGTAACCAGCAATGGTAAGGACATAGCTTTTCGGGTCCGTTTGGGATGCTCCGAGGCGATTGGCGGCGGCGATGGAGACGAGTTTTTCGCCAAAGTCGTAGGCTTCTTCAGTGGTCATCATGGGAGGGATCGGGCGGGTTCCAGGCGAGGATGGCGGTGAGGGCGACGGTGTCGCGGAAGTCGAGGGAGGAGAGTTCCGGGTAGTGGGAGTTTTCGCGGTTGGCCATGGTGGTGCGCCAGACGGCGAGGCGTCCGGGGAGGTCGTAGGGGAGGAAGGCGATATTGCCGTTGAGGCAGGCGGAGGATGAGCCGAGCTGGATGGTGGGAGGCTCGGTGGCGGTGCGCAGCCCCCATGAGAGGCGGAGTTTGCCGCGAATCCAGAGGCCGCCCGGAGCGAGGTCCGGGCGGGTGTTTGGGACGCCGAGGATGGATATGGCGTGCTGGACGAAGGCGAATTCGTCGGTTTCCTCGAAGATGGTCATTGCGAAGGCAAAAGCTGAAATTTTGAGACGCTGAAATGCTGAAATGAAGAGGAAAAGCGCGGAGCTTTTTCAGTATTTCAGCATTTTAGTTTTTCAGCATTTATTACGAAAGCGCCTTGATGTTGTCGCAGGCCCAGTTGGTGAAGGCGGAGGTGTTTTGGAGGGAGGATTCGCGGGCGAGGGCATCCCTTACGGCGAAGACCTCGTGTTCCTTGGGCAGGCGTTTGAGGTATTTGGTGATGGAGTCGAAGTTGGTTTTGGTGGCGCGGAGGCTGAGGGCTACGGCGATGGCGAAGAGGGTTGCGGCGTCTTCGGCGGCGGGGACGCGGGCCTTGTCCGGGTTTTTGATGCATTCGTCGGGGTCCGGCAGGTTGCGATAGACCTTGAGGAAACCGAGGAACTCGGCGGCCCAGCCCTCGCCGCAGGCACCGGCGAGGATGTCATGGGTGTGGAGACCGGCGGCAAAGAGGCGTGCGGCGGCGGCGACGGTGCGTGGGGATGGGGAATTGGTCAGTTCGCGGGTGGGTTTGAAGGCGTGGAGGACGTCCATGCCGCGGAACATGACGAAGGCGAGGATTTCCTCGCGGATGTTGTTTTTCTGAGCCCAGCGGACCCACTCGACGTGGTCGGCGTGGAGTTCGATGATGGTGTCCCAGCGGGATTTTACGGGTTCGAGGATGGACTGGACGCCGGCCATGTGGGAGGAGTCATTGGTTGCGCCGCAGAAGACGACTTCGTCGGAGATTTTGTGGCCGTCGATCTCGCGCTGCTGGATGAGCTGCATGAGGGCGGCCTGCACGGCATGGGGAGCCTGGCCGATGTCATCGATGAAGCAGATGGTGAGGGAATCCGCTTCGATGAGGCGGCGGAGCTGGCCGTAGGGGAGGAATTCCGCGTGTTTGCCGACGATGGCAGGGAGTCCCTTGAAGTCCACGGGGTCCGAGACGGCGGGGTGCATGATGACGAGGTCCGCCTTGGCGGAGCGAGCGGCGGCGGTGACGATGTCCGTCTTGCCGATGCCTGGAGCGCCCTTGATGAGGATTTTGAGGCGGTTTTGGAAGGCGACGGAGAGGGTTTTGGTGAGTTGGGATGGTTTCATAGGGGTAAAAGCTGAAATTTTGAAAAGCTGAAATGCTGAAAAGCTGAAATGCTGAAAAAAGAGGTCAGTAGGCGATGTGGATGGGGGCGATTTTGCGGCGGTGCCAGCCGCGGCGGTGGCGCTCGCGGGCGGTGATTTTGCGGAGGCGTTGTGATTCCATGAGTGCCTGATGGCGGGCATGGCGGGATTGGAGGTCGGCAAGGGCTTGCTCGACGTTTTCCGGGGTGATTTCAGGGGTGGTTTTCAATTTCTTGGGCATGGTGTTGTTGGGTGCTTGGTTGGACATTGGAATAAAATTCAATAGTTGGTAAAGTTGACAAGAAAAAATGGTGATAACGCCAAAATTTGGGGAATTGTTCCACGTGGAACAAGAGAGTGAGCAGTGATCAGTGAGCAGTGATCAGTGATCAGTGGAGGAGAAGACCCTTGTGCAAGGGTGCGAAAAAGCCCGCTGTCCGGGGGACGAGCGGGCTGGTGGAGGGAGGGAAAGAGGAGCCCCGGCGCGGGCGGCGGGAGCCGCAGATATGGCCTACAATACAGACATAAACGCCAGGGAAACCGCGTCGGGGCAGGGGTCCGTCACGCCCTTGCGGGCGGTCCTGCCAAAGACGGAAGCGGGACGGTCGATGGCAACGAGGCCAAAGGGAGGAAATCAGGTGGTGGCGGGGCCGTCAAGTTGGCTTTCGACCCAGGAGTGGAGCTGGTCGCGGATGAAATCGGTGGGCGGTTCATCGGCGATGAAGAGGAGGAGGCCGTTGACTTCCTCCTCGTTGTCGGCGGAGCTTGGGGTGAAGCCGGATTGGTTGATGACGACGGCGTGGCGTCCGTCTGGTAGAGTGAGGGGTTTCCAGATGGTGTTGCAGCCGGGAGGGATGGCGGGGGTGTCGAGTCCGTGTTCGGCGAGGAAGGCGAGGACTTGGCGGTGCTGGAGGAGGGCGGAGATATTCATGTCGTGGTGGATGGGTGGGCGGTGCGTTTTTTGAGCAGGATGGCGTAGCCTTTGGGTTTGAGCGGGCGGGTTTTGACGAGGAGGAAGCCGTGGGAATCTTCCTGCTTGAGAAAGGTGGTGCCGGACGGGAGGGTGATTTCCCAGCTTTTTTTGCCGATGCGGCGGAGGATGGCGTCGCGGTTTTCGTGGTAGGAATAAGCGGAATACCAGCCGCCGCGCCTTCTGTGATTGGTGCAGGTGGTCCACTGGATGTGGCCGCGGAGGTGTTTGATGGCGTCGAGGACGGTGGTGCGGAAGGACATGGGAGTGAGCAGTGAGCAGTGAGCAGTGGAGGAGAAGACCCTTGCGCAAGGTTGGGCTTTGCGTTGCTGCGCCCGAACAAGTCAGGCGACGGCGGCGAGGGTTTTGAGCGCTTCGATTTCGACGGCTTTGAGTTGCCAGCACCAGGTCATGTCGAGTTCGACATGCCAGCCGGGGCATTCGCAGCCGCCTTGGGCGAGGCGGCGGAGCTTGGCGCGGATTTCCTCATTGGTCATCTGGCCGAAGTCGAGAATGAGGGTGGAGCGGCATTTGAGGCAGGAAAAGCGGACGCGGCGGGAGCCGTCTTCATCGCAGCGGTAGGGTGTAAGGATGTCGCTCATGGCTGGAGGGTTTCGAGGATGGTGCCGTGGCGGTGGAGCATGGAAACGGCGTTTTGCGGGCAGTAGTGGAAGGGGTGTTCGGCAAAGTCGTCGGTGGAGTAGCGGTCGAGCACGACGCAAATCGGCACGCCGGACATATCGGCGGTTTTAGCGGCATCTTTGCAGATAGCGATGAAGTGAGGCAGGGCGGCTTGAAGCACGGCGGAGGCTTCGGCGGAAAAAGGTCGGGAGTGTTCATGCGGCGACCTTGATGTTCATGCGGTGAAGGACAAGGGAGGCGATGGCTTGCTCGGGGGATGGGGCCATGATCCAGTGGTAGGTGGAGCGGGCCAGGTAGGAGGTGTGGTGTTGGGTGCGGCCGATCCAGTCGTGGCGGCAGTGGCGGAAGGTTGTCCACTCGGCGCGGGTGACGCCGGGGTGATCCGGGAGAGGGGTGAGAATGGCGTTGCGTGGGACAATGCGGGTGGCCTGATGGGTGGATTTGAGGCGGGTGAGCTTGCAGGTGAAGCTGGACAGGCCGCCGGTGTAGATTTTTCCGGAGTAGATGAAGGGGACGTCGGTGGGGAGGAATTGGATGTCGATGCGGGCGACGCCGTACCAGTTGTGGCCTTTGGGGTTGAAGCCGATGCTGAACGGTTTGTTGAAGCCGTAGGGTTCGTGGTAGGTGGAGGATTCAGACCAATCCGGGGAGTGGATGGTGATGGACGGCACCTCCATGTTTTCGGCGGAGGAGATCTGGTAATGGACGGGGATTTTGTCGTAGGGTTGGTGGTCGGGGCGGTGCTGGCGGAAGTAATGGGAGCAGTCCTTGTAGTATTTCCAGAAGTGAAGATCGGCCTCGCACCAGAGGGTTTCGTGGGTTCCGTGGGTCATGGGGTAAAAGCTGAAAGGTGAAAGCTGAAACGCTGAAATGAAAAGCCCGCTGTCCGGTGGGACGAGCGGGCGGGGTCATGGGAAGGAAATGGACTTATTGGTCCAAGTGAGGCAAACTTTGGATGTTTTTGATGGGGAAGTCGGAGAGGGTGAGGTTGGTGACTTTGAAGCCGTGGCGGAGGGCGAGGGTAGCGAGGAAGGGGGACTTTAGGACGAGCCGATGGATTTCCTCATGACGCTGCCGCGATTCGGCAAGAGACAGGCGGCGCTTGGGTTTGATGGCGTGGATGGAGTAGGGGCGGCGTTTCATGGTGTTTCTTCCGGTTGGAAGGGAATTGATGCGTAATCGCCGTTGAGGGAGTATTCCGCTGCGGTGGCGATCCTCACTGGGACATCTTCAAACCAGCAGTTTCGCAGGTATTCCTCGACCCGGTGATAAGGCCACCACCAGAAGTCTTCAAAGCCGGGAGTATTTTTGAAGCCAACGGCCACAAGCACACAGCGGTCTCGCACATGCTGTTGGAGAGGGGGACGAAAGGAGTTCCAGTTCATACGGGTCACGCGGCTTCTTCGGTTAGGGCGGAGTCTTCCATCCATGGGGCCATGGTGGCGAGGATGGAGTTGGCTTTGTCGAGGGCGCGGGAGCGGTCGGAGCGGGACTCGGTGAGGGTCTCGGGGTGGAGGGAGCAGATCTGGGACTGGATGGACTGGCGGAGGGACTCGATTTCGGGGTCATCGAGGACGTTGATGTCAGGGAGGGAGTGGCAGAGGTCGCGGAGGGAGTTGAGGGTGGCGTCGGTGAGGCGGGAATCCGGGTTGGCGAGGCGTTCGACGAGGGCGGCGACGGGGGCGGCGATGCGGCGGTAGAGGTCGCGGGTGGCGTTGGTTTCCGCTTGTTGGACGCGGGCGTCGAGGGAGGCCTGGACCTCGGCCATGTCCTCGGAGGCGAGGGTGACGCGGAAGTCTTCCTTGTGGGGGACGGGGGTGGCGGAAATCTCGCAGCGGAAGCGGCGGGCGGCCTCGAAGCGGTGGGGGTATTCGTCTTCCTTGAAGAGGGAGCCGCGCATTTCGCGGGCTTGGTTGATCCATTCGTCGTAGTGATCGATGAACCCTTGCACAAGGGTCTCGCGCTTGAAGCGGAGGTCGCGGATTTTTTCCATGTACTCGGTGAAGATGCGGGAGGCGATGATGCGCTCGCCCTTGTCCATCCATGGGAGGGTCTTGGAGTAGTGGAAGGAGCGGATCTGGCCGTCGATGGAGCGGATGGGTTCCATAGCGGCGCGGGGCCAGAGGCGGGACATCCAGCGTCCGGCATCGGCATCGGCCTGTTGCTGGAAGAGGACGTCACGGGTGATGTCCTTGTCCTGGCGGGTGGAAGGGATGCCGGTGAGGGTCAAGCTGATGAGGAGGGATTTGTCGTGGAGGCTCATGGTGGTAAATGCTGAAATTCTGAAACACTGAAAAGCTGAAATGAAGAGGCGATGGGGAGGGATGAGTGGGGTTAGAGTGATCCGTGAGCCGTGGAAGAGGCCAGGAGAGGAATGGTTTTGTTGCGGATGGCGCGGGTGTATTGGACTTTGGCATCGGGCGGGAGGGAGGCGAAGTCTTGGGGGCCGGCGGGTGTCATGACGCGGGCGGAGATGCAGCAGCCTTGGCCGGAGCCCATGAAGGCGGGGAGGTCTGGGATTTCGCGGTGGATGAAGGCGAGGGTGGACGGCGGGAGGTAGTGCCCGGGGTTTGCCATGAGGCCGCAGCGGGATTGGTCGGGGTTGGTTTCGTCCCATTCGAGGGCCGGGCAGGAGGAGCCGGGGCGGGCACCGATGAAGGACTGGGCGGCGGGGCAAGGGGTGGCGAGGCAGCAGAGTCCGCAGTGGGTGCAGGGATGGGGGAACATGGGGTAAAAGCTGAAATTTTGAAACGCTGAAACGCTGAAATGAAGAGGAAGAAAAGGGAGTGGAGCGCTCTGATTTCAGCTTTTCAGTATTTCAGCATTGCAGCTTTTTTTGAAAGGGACGGCCCGCCGTGGCGGGGTGCAATGGCTGGCTCCGGTCCCGGGATGACGGCGGGTGGAGTGCCACGGCGGGCAGAGGGGGAAGAGCCGAGTGATCAGTGATCAGTGATCAGTGATCAGTGCAAGATAGAGGAGGGTGGCGACGGCGGCGGTCCAGGCGAGCAGGGCGAGGATGGCGGGCAGGGCGGAGTCGTGGTGGAGGTGGAGTTTCATGCGGCGGCTTCGGTTTTGGTTTCGGTGGTGATGCGCATGGGCATGAGGACGACGAGGGCGGTGGGGTTGCGGAGGACACCGGGGGACATGGAATCCGAGAGGTGGAGGGTTCCGGGGACGGCTTCGATGGCGTCGGCGAGGAAGTGGGGGTTGAAGGCGATGGGTGGAGGGTTTCCCCTGAGCAGGGCGGTGGTGGTGAGGCGGCGGGATTTGCCTTGGGAGAGGTCGATGAAGTGAGGGAGGCGCGGAGTGAGGGAGAGGGCATCCGAGGAAGGGAGGGAACGGAGCCACTTGGCGACGCCGTCGGGGTCCGAAAACGTGACGGAGGAGGTGAGGGATTCCGGATGGGGGATGACCTGGCGGTAGTTGGGGAAATTTCCGTCGATGAGTTTGGTGACGATTTGCCATTCCGGAGTGCGGACGGAAAGGAAGCGGACTTTGGTATGGTCCGAGTGGATGGCAGCGGCGGCGGCAACGGGGCCGAGGCGTGCGATGGCGATGCAGGCTTTTGACGGGACGATGGCGGGTTCCGGAGTGACCTTGGCTGGGACGTGGAAGAGGCGGCGGCCATCGGTGGCGACGACGGTGCCGCCCATTTCAGGATCGAGCAGGGCGCCGTTGAGGACGTAGCGGGAGTCGTCCTTCGACTGGAAGGGGATGGAGGCGGCGATGACTTGGAGGGACTTTGCGGGGAGGAGGCAGAGGTGATCCGTGGATGGTATGGGCGGTGGGGCTGGGAACTCGGAAGTGGGGAAAGAATCGAGTTCGGCCCGGGCGGACATGCCCGCGCTGACGTAGAGGCAGACGGCGTCCGGGGTGTTTGAGGAGAAGCGTTTCGAGTGTGGGGCGAAGCTGATGCGGACGGGTGTTTTGCGATCCGGCTTGATGGCGGCGAGCTGCTTGAAGTCGAGGCAGACGGAGCCCGGGGTGGAGGGATCATCAAGAAGGAACTGCTGGAACAGGGTGAGATCGAGGTCGGTGGAGGCGACTTCGAGATTGCGTCCGCAAGGGGAGACGGTGAAGCGGATGGAGCCGAGGATGGGCAGGCGGGGCTTGCCATCCATGGCGAGCTTGGCGCGGCGGAGGAGATCGGCAAAGACGGAGGATGGGATGGAGAGATACATGGGGCAAAAGCTGAAAGGCTGAGAATCTGAAAGGCTGAAAGGAAGAGATGAAAAAAAGAGAGGAGGCTCTGATTTCAGCTTTTCAGATTCTCAGCATTTCAGCGTTTATTTTTAGACCCTTGTGCAAGGGTCAGCGGGTGATGTAAGCGTTGAGACCGATGGTGACGGGCTTGCCCTTGACTGTGGCGGCGGTCTTGACGTTGCCCTTGGAGGAGGCGACGACGAGGGTTTTGCCGGAGGCGGAGGGGGTGGGGGTCTGCATGGGGATGCGGACGACGAGCATTCCGTTTTCGATGGTGACGTTCATGGTGGTGGTGGTGGGTTGGAGTGAGAAGTGATCAGTGAGCAGTGAGCAGCGGAAGAGGTCAGGAGCCGGACGGCGGCTTTGCCCTTGCAACGCAAAAAGGCCCGGCTGCCGTGAGGGGCAGCCGGGCCTTGGGCGGGGCGGAAAAAGGTTCAAGGGGTTGGGTAAGAATCCGGATTCCACTGTGATTCTGGTGGGAAAGCGGGAAGAGGTGCCCAATGGCTAGGGTTAATGCTTTCCAATTCGTGATAAAGGAAATGGTAGGCATACTCCCACCATCCTTGAGGGAGGATCATGGTGGCGTAGCCGGATGAGGTTTCGACATTGTATTCCAAAGACATTCCATCGGTCAAAACGCCGACGGTGATCCACTAATCGAAAGTGTCCCGTCGATCTTCCGGGCCGCAGAGCATGACGCGCTCATTGATTGGCGGAAGGCGGTCTGTAACAGGAATCCACATGATGGGGGAAGTTTGAAGGGAGGCGGAGAGGAAGTAAAGCCCGACCGCGCGGGAGGGGCGCGGTCGGGCCGGGTTACAATCCGGCCCGACCGCCGGAATCCATGCGTTATGGCATGAGGGCAGTAAGCCCGGGGTTGGGGTTGCTGGGGAATCAGGCGGCTTGGGCGGCCTGGACGGTGGATTCCAACTCGGCGGTTGCCTGATGGAGGAAGGCGACGAGCTTGGTCATGTCCTCGGCATTGAGGTCCATGGCATCGATGAGGGCGGAGTTCAGGCGATCGACAATGGAGTCGAGGGTGACGGGCGGGGCCGGTGGCGGGGTGGCCGCAGCCTTGGGAGTGGGGGCGGGGGCGGGTCCGCCGACGGTACCGGGGCCGTTGATGATGACGGCTTCGGGAGCTTCATCGTCGGCTTCTTCGTCGTCGGCCTCTTCGTCGTCGGCCTCTTCGTCGTCGGCCTCTTCGTCGTCGGCCTCTTCGTCGTCGGCCTCTTCGTCGTCGGCCTCTTCGTCGTCGGCCTCTTCGTCGTCGGCCTCTTCGTCGTCGGCTTCTTCGTCGTCGGTTTCCGCGACGGGTGGCGGGGTTGGGTTGGCGGCTTCCTGGGCCTTGATGCGTTCGAGTTCGGCGGCATCGGCGGCTTGTTGGGCGCGGAGTTCCTCCTCTTCCTTGAGCTTGGCCTCGCGCTCGGCGATGGTCATGCCGTGGTCATGGAGGCAATCCAGCTCGGCGCCGACGGCGGCGGTGTTGCCGGAGAGGAGGATGGTGGCGAGGGCTTCCGGGGCGAGTTTCACCTTGGACTTACCCTTGAGGATGAGATCCCCGATGCGGGCGGTGCGGAAGGTGATGACGGCGTCGAACTTCTCCTCGGGGACGTGGCCGGGGACGACCAGGGCGGAGATGAGGTTGGCGACGGTGCGGGCGGAGTGGATGCTTCCCTCGGAAACTCCACGGGACTTCAGCATTCCATAGACGGTCTGGCCGGCACGGAGTTTGATGCTGTCGAGGTGGTAGATCAGCTTGCCGCGATCCACGAAGGCGCGGTTGATGACCTTGGACTGGGCTGCGATCTGGTCGGCGGTGGCGGCAGCGGTGAGGCTGGCGACATCGGCGAGCATGAGGCCGGTGGATTTGGTTTTAGCGGACATGGCGGTGGTGGTGGTGTTGTTGTTTCATGGTTGGGGTTGGATTCTCGGGTGGAGAGGGGGAAGAGTGAGCCGTGGAAGAGTGAAGAGACCCTTGCGCAAGGGTCCGAGGAAACTTGATGACGTTGCGCGGAGTGCGGACGGGGAAAGGGATGATGTTGGAGATGGGGGCGTTCATGGACGGCTATGGGAAAGGGGTTGGGGCGGCCCTTGCGGGCCGCGGGGGTTAGAAGTTGAGGAGGTGGTTGGCGAGATCAGCGGCGCGGCGGGGCCAGCGGCGGGCGAAGGTGGCGCGGACTTGATCCGGGGTGAGGGTGAGGCCGGAGGAGACGCGGACCTTGGAAGAGCGATTGGTGAAGGAGTATTCCACGCCGTCGCCATCAGTGACGGTGCGGGTGATGATTTCCACCCGGCGTTTCAGCTCCACGGGTTTTCCGGCGTTCGGTCCCTTTTTTGGGATGCGGAATTGTGGGGGCGAGTGGGGGACAAAAAAGGTTTTGACGTCCTCACCCTTGAAAGCGGGCGTGGTGGAATAGGCGACGACCCATGAGGGCGGTGGAGGGTCTTGCCAGTCGATTACGCTGGATGCGGCGGCCATGGCGGCGAGGAGGTCCGGGTTTGCCAGGGTGCCCTTGGGTTTCGGGCGGGGGAGAGGCGGGTGCCAGGGGCCGTTTTCGTCCGGGTGGACATTGGCGCGGATCGGGCGGGGCGGGCCGGTGCGGGAATACACGGGCGGGGCCGCTTCATTCAAAATCCGGGCTCTTGCGATGTTGTGGGGATGATGTTTCATGGCTTCACAAAAAAGGGTGAGCGGTTGCCCGCTCACCCTTGCGCAAGGTTGCTTTTGATTTGTCAGGCTGTGATGTTTTCTGATTGGAAGGATTCCAAGGCGCGCACTAGGTCAAATTGCCAAGGCGCGCTTGAAATGCTTTCCGCCCGCAAGGCGATTGCCCCTTGTTTTAGATAGGAGGCAAGCTCCGCCCGCTTTGAGCGTTCTTGCGCCTTGGAAAGGCCGTTGCCGCTTTGCGTTCGGGTGACAATGGCAATCACCAAGCGGCGGAACCCGTTCGCCTTGGAAACCGCTTTGCGGGATAGGTCCACCCGTTCCATCGCGGCAATGCAAGATTCGATTTGTTCCAAGCGTTCCCGCAGGCGTTCCAATCTTTCCGCGTCGGTTTCCTTGTCATATTCTGGCAAGGCCAATTGCGCAAGGGTTGGCTGGGAATCCGGTAAAGGCCGCCAACGGCGATTCAAATCAAGCCCCTTGCGGCCTTCCACCATGCGGAAGCATTCGCCAACATCCTCCCGATTCAAGGGGCGGGAAAACGCATTGCGCGAGGCTAGCACTAGTCCCACGATGCCGGAAATTTCCGCCTTATCGGTTTCTGATAGGGTGATTGGTTGCCGCTTTCCTCGCTTTGCGCGGGTTGATTGAGCAATCAGGCAATCAAGGGTTTCCCGCCATGATTGGCCAAGGGGGACCGCAAGGCCGCCCGCGTCGGGATGTCCGCCGCGTGATTGCCGCTTGTCCCTTGTCCCCGTTAATGATCGGGAAACTAGGTTGGCGACAAATTCAACGGTTGCGAGCGCAATTGCGTTTTCGGTGGATTCCTTGGAAAGGTGAATTTCCAAGCGGTTCCGCCAGTATTCCCCGCCGTGATTCTCTGAAAGATTCACGCGTGATGAAAAAGCGGCAAAAGCCGCGTGTGTGTCGTTAGGTTGCGTTTTCATGGCGACGAAAGGCTAGCGTTTCCGCTTTCGCTTGTCACCCTTAAAGGGTCGCAAGGCGCAAGGGATTCGCGGTTTTCGTCGGTTTTTTTCGATTTCCGCGCGGTTTCATAGCGTTTCCCTTGTCACCCTTAAAGGGGCGTAGGGCGCAAGGGATTCGGAAATTTTAGCCCCTTGCGCAAGGTTTCAGAAACCCGGAAGATCAAGCATAATTATGAATAATTACGTTTGTGTGAAGGTGGTGGAGAGGCGGGGGGTGAGCCTGGTGCCGTCGGTGAGGTAAAACTGAAAGGCTGAAACGCTGAAATGCTGAAAAAAGAGGAGATTCAGAGGGTGCGCTTTTTTGGGGTAGCCGTCCGGTTGGCCATCCAGTGAGAGGTGGCGAGGAAGTCTTCGGCATTGGGGACGATGGAACCGGCGCGCAGGCGAGTGATGAGGTTGTGGTTCGAGCGGATGGTGCGGCGGCCCTGGGTGGTGAGGAAGCGGGCGAGATCCGCGCGGGAGCCGCGGGCCTCGGTTGCGGCAAGGAACAAGGGGCGCCATCCGTCGAGAAAAGGGGTGTGGGTGAGGCGTTGTTTGCCGGGAGCGGTTTTCATGGAGAGTTGGGGACGTGGGGTTTGATGTTTTGGATGTAGTTTTGGGTGCGTTTGGATTCGAGGCGGTTGAGGCGGAGGTGTTCGAGGCGGTCGGTCTGGGAGGTGGTGACCGGGAATTGGAGGCGGGTGTAGAGGAAGAGGAGGAGGGACGCGAGCAGGACGAGGAGAAGCCAGAAGGGAGGGTGTTTGTAGCGTTTTTGCATGGGGTGAAGGTAGGGCGGGAGCGGCCCTTGCGCAAGGGGTTTGTCATCTTAAAAGCTGAGATACTGAAATGCTGAAACGCTGAAAAGAAGAGGGGATGGTGCGGCTGTCGTTGACGCGGAGGGCGGGATATGGCGGCGGAGAACTGGATGGAGATTTACCGGAGTTACGAGGCGGCGGAGCTGAATGATGAGATCGCGCAGTTGAAGAAGGACTTGCGCGGGGCGCTGACGGCTCAGGGGAGCGGGAGTGTGAGTCACCAGCGGGACGTGGTGATGCTGGAGAACCGGCTGCAAGCGGCGACGCGGGTGAAGAACGAGCGGGCGAACCGAGGCAAGGGGAACGGGATGAAGGGGACGGTGGATTTTTCGAGGAACGGCTGGGGGAGGTTGTGAGGAAAAAGGAGAAAGGAGATGGTGATGCAGGCGTTTTTGGTGGTGGAGCTGGATGTGGACCGTGAGGCGCGGGTGGTGGTGGAGCCTGGGCGGGAGGCGTTGATGATGGTGCATGAGGACATGCATTATCCGCTGGAGCAGCCGTGGGCGAGGCCGCCGACGGAGGCGGAGCGGGCGGAGGTGATGGAAAAGATCGGGCGTGGGGAGATGCGGGTGGTGAAGACGGGGGGTGGACTGACGATTGAGGATTGTTGATTTTGGATTTTTGATTGGGGAGATGGGGCGCGTTGACGCCGGGAGGGAGTCATGCCGAAGTTGAATTTTCTGGAGCGGAGTTTGAGTGGAGTGGCTCCGCAGTGGGCGACGGATCATGCGGTGGCGAGGGCGAGGCTGAAGATGTTCGAGGCGGAGCCGGACTGGGCGAGCAGCTCGGTGAGGGGGAGGGCGGCGACGGCTGGAGACCAGGCGAACTCGGAAAGCTGGAAGAAGCAGCGGGAGCGGATCGAGGCGATCTGGGAGGGCCGGGCGATGGAGGAGAACCTGTGCGTGATCGCGGGGCTGCTGGACAAGATTTCGATGTACACCATCGGCAACCTGGAATACCGTCCGCAGACGGGGGACAAGGCGGCGGACCGGGAGTATGCGGATTATTTCCACGAGAAGTGCGGGGAGATCGATGTGACGGGGCGGCACCGGCTGAAAAAGCTGGCGGAGCTGGCGGTGCGGAGCATGTTCCGGGACGGGGAGTTCGGGTTTGTGGAGAGGCAGGAGGGACTGGACTACAAGCTCCAGGCGATCGAGGGGGACCGAATCGGGAACCCGAACCAGCTCTCGCAGGCGGAGGACAACATCGGGGGGATCAAGATCGACATTGGGACGGGGCGGGTGACGGGGTATGAAATCCACCGGAGGACGCGGACGAACCAATACCGGCTGGAGGGGACGATCGGGCCGGAGCGGTTCATCCACCTGTTCCGGCCGACGCGCTGCGACCAGTATCACGGGGTCTCGATTTTGAAGCCGGTGATTCCGCACGCGAAAGACCTCTACGAGTTGTTCGGCTATGAGAAGGTGGCGGCGAAGTTTGCGGCGAGTTTTGCGGGTTTGTTGAAGTCCGCCGATCCGTTCAGCCCGGACGGGGCAAACACGTGGGATACGCGGGGGACAGGCTCGAAGCTGCCAATGATGCAGGCGCAGGCAGGCACGCTGCAACGCATCAGCAAGGGGGAGGAAGTGGTGTTCGCGCCGGGGACGCAGCGGCCGAGCGGGGCGTTCATCGCGCTGGTGCAGGCGATTTTCCGTGAGATCGCGCTGGGGACGAACCTGCCGTATGGGTTCATCTATGACATGGCGGTGTTTGGCGGGGTGACGGCGCGGCTGGAGACGCAACAGGCGGACCGGGTGTTCCAGCGTTTCCGGGAGATGCTGGTGGACACGATGCTGGAGCGGGTGAAGCGGAAGGTGCTGCTGGCGGGCATCGCCAAGCGGGAGATCCGGGCGGTGAAGATGTGGAACAAGGGGAGCTGGAACTTCGGCGCGAGCCTGACAGGGGACATCGGCCATCAGGTGCAGGCGGACTCGACGATGGTGACCTTCGGGGTGAAGACGCGGACGCGCTGGGCGGCGGAGCTGGGCGAGACGTTCGTGGACCTTGCGGACGAGGCGGCGAGCGAGATCGAAACCTTGCAACAGATTTCCGCGGAGCGGAACATTCCGCTGGAGCTGCTGAATGCGAGCCTGACGAACCCGACGGAGCTGGTGGCGAACCTGGCGAAGGCGCAAGCGGGGATTTCCGACGAGCCGGAGCCGCCGCCGGGGATGATCGGCCAGATTGGCGACAAGGGGGCGAAGACGGTGATTGATCTGCTGACGGCGGTGGGCCGGGGCGAGATCGACCGCCAGAGCGCGCGGATGACGCTGATTACGGTTCACGGGATGGAGCCGAGAGCGGCGGAGGCGGTGCTGCCGGACCCGATGAGGAGCCTACCGGCGGGGTAAAAGCTGAAAAGCTGAAAGGCTGAAAAGCTGAAAGGCTGAAAAGCTGAAAGGCTGAAAGGCCGGGCGCGGCGTTGACTTCCGGTGGCAGGGATGGACCGATATGATGCGCGGAAGGTGACGCCGGTGGAGGCGAGTGCGAAGCTGGACGGGGTGTATGCGCGGGCGACGAGGGACGGGGTGTTTGCCAAGAGCGGGGTGCGGATGGCGGTGCCGCATGTGGAGAAGCGGCTGAAGCGGTATTTCCGGAAGCGGCCTGACGGGGCGCTGGAGGGGGAGCTGTGGCGAAGGAAGGCGGGGATCGAGCAGATCGCGGGGGAGGCGCGGCGCGGCGGTGATGCGGCGAGGAAGCTGAAGCTGCATGTGTTTCCCGGGCAGGCGTCCCCTCCCCTGCCCTTTGGCGCGGTGCGGCGGGTGAAGGGGCACAAGGTCAAGGATGACGCGGGGGTGCAAAAGCGGCTGCGGAAAGCCTTGCGCAAGGGTCACGAAGGGGTGGTGGTGCGCGGAGCGGACGGGGGGAAGGTGAAGCTGAAGCCGGAGATGGACCGGGAGTGGAGGGTCGAAGGTCTGAAAGTCGGAAAGTCGGGAGGTCTGAAGAGGAAGACGGTTCTGACGATGCGGACGGAGGACGGGAGGCCGTTCAAGGTTCAGGCGGGTGGCGGGGCGATGGGGGCGAAGGCGGGAGACCAGGTGACGGTGCGTTACTCGGGATTGACACGGAGCGGGAAGCCGAAGGCGGCGGTGGCCGTGCGGGTGCGCAACGAGAAGGATTTTTCCATGAAACATTTCAAGACGAAGCCGGAGCTGACCGAGCGTGAGCGGGAGCAGGTTTCCAAGGACCGGAAGGCGCTGATGAAGGGGGCGGTTTTGACGGCTCTTGGCGGTGTGGCGGCGTATGGGGTTTTGCGGATGCCGAAGTTCCGCAACGTGAAGGAAACGAGGACGCCCGCGGTGCTGCGGATGGGTCAGCGCGGGGTGGTAACGGGCCGGATGCACGGGCCGAAGCTGCCGGTGCCGGAGAAAGTGAAGGAAACGAGGACGCCCGCGGTGCTGCGGATGGGTCAGCGCGGGGTGGTAACGGGCCGGATGCACGGGCCGAAGCTGCCGGTGCCGGAGAAAGTGAAGGCACCGGGATTCAAAGAGGCGGCGCGGCTGAACAACGAGCGCAAGGGCGGGGTGAAGCGGCTGGTGAAGGCGGCGGAGCTGAAGCGGGAGCGGGCGTATGGGGCGCTGAAGCCACCGAGCGCGAAGCGGCTGGCCAAGCTGAACCCGGCGGTGCGGGCGCGCTACGAGCGGATGGACGAGGTGGCGCGGAGCAGCGGCCAACGGGGCTGGCTGCCAAGCGCGGCGACGGCAAAGAACACGAAGAAGGCACAAGGGCTGGGGGCGACCGGACAACTCAGCCCGGGCGAGGTGAAAAACGCGAGGAAGACCTGGCGGGTGAAACGGCAGAAGGCGCGGCAGGACTTGCTGCAATACCGGGAACAGAAGAATTTTTCCATGAAAACGCAGGACGACAGGAAGCAGGGATCAAACGGCGAGAAGCTGAAAAACGCGGCGGTGGCTGGCGGTGCGCTGGCCAGCGGCGGCGCGGCGGTCTATGGAGCGCGGCAGTGGGGCAAAACGAACAAGGCGCTGCGGGCTCACGCGGACGCTCTGGCGGCGCAACTGACGCCGAAGGAGATCGCCCGGCAAGTGGGCGCGGAGGTGGGCGGCAAGGCGAAGCGGACGCTGCGCGGGTATTTCCCGACCTTCATCAAGGCGGGGAAGAAGGTGAGCAAGGTGATGAAGACGCGGGTGAAGGGATTTGAAGAAAAGCCGCTGACGCATGAGGAGCTGGTGCAGCGGTATGGGCAAAGTCAGAAAAGCGGCAGACAGAAGAAAGAAGATCGGAAGCGCAAGCGCGGGTGGTTGTTTGAGACTCCTGCCTCGCGGTTGCTGAATTTTGGCAATGCGGAGCAGTGGCGGCGGGAGAGCGACCAGCGGTATGGGAGTCCGCTGAAGGGGGCGATGGGCCTTGAGAAGGGGTATTACCGGAAGGACGCGGACGGTGAGCCGATCATCGAGGCACTGCCATTCCGGCAGGCGCAGGTCATCAAGAGCACCTACAACAAGGCGAAGAAGGTGCAGAAATACGGCACGCGGGGTAGCGGCCTGCTGAAGGACGCGGGCGCGGTGGTGGCGGGGAGGCCAAGGGAAAAAGACCGCGCCGGGCGGGAGAAGAAACGCGAGTGGGAAAAGCCGTGGTTCAAGACGGCGGCGCGCAACGCGGCGATCACCGGGGCGATCCTGGTGGGCGCGAAGCATGTGGCGAAAGATCCGGAGAAGTGGCGCAAGCGGGTGAACAAGCATGTGATCCGGCCGATCAACCGGAAGGTGCCGGATTATTTGAAGGAGTGGGAGGAAGGGGTAAAAGCTGAAACGCTGAAAAGCGGAAATGCTGAAATGAAGAGTTTTGCGACTCCGGCGGGGAAGCTGTTGGGGAAGTTTGAGAAGCCCTTGCGCAAGGGTGGGCTGGGGAAGTTCCTGGGGCCGAGTGAGGTGCAGCGGACGGTGGCGAAGCAGCGCAAGGCACTGGCGGGCCGGGTGAAGGCGGCGGCGGCAAAGGGGAATCAAAAGGCGGCGGCGATGGTGCCGCGAGTGAAGCATCACGCGGCGATGAAAGAGGCGGGCGTGAAGGCGTCGGAGCGGCGGCAGAAGGATGCCATCCGGGGCTTAAAAAAAGGCGCGGGGATCGCGGCTGGGGGTGCGGTGCTGGGCGGGGCGGCGATGAAGCTGCACGCGGACCAGCCGGAGGACCGGAAAGTGCGGGTGGGTGCGCGGTTCCGCAATGCTTTGGTGGGGGCGGCGGCGGGCTCTTATCTCGGGGCCGGTCTGCACACGGGCAAGAGCGGGTTCCGTGGGGCACGGCTTGGCGCGCTGGCGGGCGGGTTGATCGGCGCGGTGAGCAATCCGAAGCGCAAGCAGGTGATTGAGGATTTGCCGGTGGCGAGCTTTGCGGTAAAAGCTGAAACGCTGAAAAGCGGAAAAGCTGAAATGAAGAGGTTTGGGACTCCGGCCTCGCGCTTGCTGCATTTCGATGTGGATGCGGCGATGGCGGGGTGGGACATTCGTGATCCGAGGGGAAAGAGTGCGCGGGTGTATGCGCCGGGATCGAGGCGGCGCCACCGCAGGCCGAAGGAGTGGCATGAGCGGAAGGAGAACCGGGACAAGCTGGCGGCGGCGGCGGTGATCGCGGCAGGCGTGGGCGGGCTGGCGGTGGGCACGAAGCTGGGCAGGAAGCTGGCGCTGCGGAAGCAGGCGGCGGTGCCCTCCCCTGCTCCGGGCGGCATCAGCTACGGGCCGAAGATGGGACCGCGCAGCACGGTGAGGCCGGAAGGGTTTTACGGGCGGAGACGTTGAAGGTAAATGCTGAAAACTGAAACGCTGAAATGCTGAAAGGAAGAGGGCGGAGGCGCATTTCTTTTTCTGATTTCAGCGTTTCAGCATCTCAGCGTTTCAGCGTTTGCCCTAGAAGTTGACACACGGGAAAGGTCATGGCTCAGGAATCTTTGAAATCGTTGGAGGAACGCATGGACGAGCAGCTCCATGCGTTTGGGTATGGGGCATCCGAAGAGGAAACCCGGGGCAACCGCTCGGGACGACTGGTGGGGGCGGCGGCTGTCGGCACGGCGGGTGCGCTCGGGTTTGCGAAGCGCAAGCAGATCGCGCACGGTGCGGGAGCCGGACTTGAAAAGGCCGGGGACATGCTGCGGCGCAAGGCGACGCTCGGGCCACGGGCGGCGGTGCTCAACCCGAACCGGATGCGCAAGGCGGCGGGACAGGCAGGAGACGTGCTGCTGCGCGGGGCGAAGAAGCTGAAAGGGTTTGGCGAGGTGTCCGCGCTGATCGAGCTGGCCGAGCGGGTGGCGGAGCTGGAGCTGGAGGCGGAGGAGGAGCTGATTGAGTTTGGCCGTATGGACGACATGCGTGCAAAAGCCAAAGGCTACGCCGGGCAGGCGAAGGCTGGTTATGGCAAGGCTCGCAAGGCGGGGATGAGCATGGCTGCCGGGGCTGGTGCCCGTGCGGCGGATGGCGCGGCGCTGCTCAAGAAGTATCCAGGGCGTGCCGGTGGCATCGCAGGCGGGGTGGCCGCACTGGCAGGAGCCGGAGCGTATGGGATGCACCGCCACAAGAAAGCCAAGCGCCGGGATGAGCTGCTGGCGAGGTTCAAGAGCGGCAAGGCCGAATGATTTTTCAAACGCAGGGTAGTTGAATCGGTAAAACGCTGGGCTCATACCCCGGAGGCTGTGGGTTCGATTCCCACTCCTGCAACCAGTTTTTGGGTAAATGCTGAAACGCTGAAAAGCTGAAACGAAGAGATGAAATTTTGAGACCATGAACACACGATTGCTGGAAAGGTTGGACGCGAGGCTGAAGGAATTCATTTCCACGGAGGAACTGCCGTATGGGAGCGGGTTGATGGGGCCGAGCGAGAAGCCGAATTTTCCGGCGTTGTATCTGAGCCGCTCGACGGACCCTGGGCTGATGAAGCTGCCGGGCGAGGGCAGCGCGATGGTGCGCTACAAGGTGAAGCGGCGGGAGATCGATGAAAGCCGGGACGACGGGCAGCCGTTGTATGGGGCGAGCATCGAGATCCGGGAGATCGAGCCGGTGGCGGAGGAGGCGGAAGAGACGGGGCTGGAGAGCACGGTGTTTTTGAAGGAGTTTGCGGGTGGGTATGTAAATACCGATGAAGGAATCAAAAAGGAAAAAGGTATTGGCTCGCATCTAACGCGGAACGCCGGGAAGTATGTGGGAGGCGTTTTAGCCCCTGGTTCTTTGGGGCTATCGTTTGCGGGTGGCTACCTGATTGATAAAAAGCGCCGGAAGGGCAACATCGAAAGAACAAAAATTGAGGCCAAGCAGCCTTTGAAAGCTAAAGGTGATCCGGTGAATCGTAAAGAAAAGACGGGGCTGGAGAGCACGGTGTTTTTGAAGGAGTTTGCGCGGACTCCGGTTGGGAAGGTTTACCCTTCCGCAAAATCGTTTTTTGGAGACCCGATTGTGAAAGGTCAGGTTTTGGTAAGGCACGGAAGAATGAGCAAGTCGGCCGCAACGGCAAAGCGTGCCGGGACTCATTCTATTCTTGCAAAGGCCGAAAGAAAGAAGTCAGCGGATGCCTTAAAACACGCTCGCAAGTTGGGGTTACGGGGCCATGAGTTTGGCGAGGCTCGTGACCGGGATGGTGAGGGGCGGTTTGCGGCGGGGAATGTGCCTGGGCCGCAGGACTATGCGATTGCGGATGCGGTGGCGAGGAAGCGCGGGAAGCGGGCGATGGCTCCGGTGGGCGGGGTGAACATTGCGCGGAATGCGCGGGGGCGCGTCGCCATGTGATTGCCGAGTGATGATTGAGGATTTTTGAATTTTGATTTTGATAGAAAGAACCAAGACCATGAGTGATACCAACAACACGACCAACGAATCTCCCGGCACTGCTTCCGTTCCGCCCGTCAAGGCGGGTGCCATCAGCCGCGCCAGTGCTGCCGCAAAGCCGAAAGGCGGCGGAGTGCGGGTGTGGGTGAAGGACTCCAAAACCGGCGAACGGCGTGAGGTGACCCGGAGAGGCTGACCCTTGTGCAAGGGTGGGCCGGCAGAATACGCTGCTGTGATCCCGCCCCGGTGTCCGGATCGCTCTCCAAGCGGTCGGGGCGCCGGGGTTTTTTTGGGTAAATGCTGAAACGCTAAAAAGCTGAAATGCTGAAAGGGGCGGGGGGACGTTGACTTCGGGACGGGTGGTGTATGAGCACGAACACCATTAGCAAGTTTCCGGCGGTTTATCATTTCGAGAGCGGGGCGAGCAGCCTGAACGTGGACAAGGAGAAGGGGGTGATCTATGGCGTGAGCCTGATTACTTCCGGCATCACGGCCAAGGGTCATGACCTTGAGGTGGATGGCAAGACGCTGGAGCAGATGCTCTCCTGCGCGGAGAAGAAGGGGAAGATCCCGGTGAAGTGGAATCACAAGACGGGAGCGGACGCGGTGAGCGGGTATTTGAGAAACTTCCGGATCGAGGGGCGCAAGCTGGTGGGGGACTGGAAGCTGCTGAAAAGCCACGAGCGGTATCAGCACGCGCTGGAGCTGGCGAGCGAGATGCCGGAATGCCTTGGTCTCTCGACCTCGTTCCGAGGGGAGGACGAGGTGGTGGGTGACCGGAAGTTCGCACGCTGCACGGAGCTGGTGAGCGCGGACCTGGTGGCGAGTCCGGCGGCGAATCCGAACGGGTTTTTCGAGGAAGGGCCGGGCGAGGTTGACAGGCAGGGAAAAGGCATGGCCGAGAAAGCACAAACAAACAGCGCCGGAACCCCGTCCCAAGAGAAGGAATTCTCGCTTGCGGATGTCATGGCCGGTATTTCGCAAATCAATCAACGCATCGACGGGATCGAGGAAAAGGTAACGTCCTTTGAAGCGTTTCAGGATGAAGTGATCCGGTCCTTTGAGGAGGGCATGGATGATGACGACGGGGGTGGAGAAGGCGCGGGCGGCGAGGCCGACGTGGAATTCTCCAGCGGTGCGGAAGCGCTGCAATACCTGCATGAGAAGCTCGCCTCCATCGAGGACGCGAAGGAAAGCGCGAAGATCGAGCGCGCCTTTGCCGCCTACGACGAGAAGGTCGAGGCACTCATCGAGCTGAACGAGCAACTCGCCACGGAGAACGCGGCGATGGCCGACGCTCTGATGGAGTTCCAGGAAAAGACCGGACGCGAAGTGCATTTCAGCGTGGGCGCGGAAGGCGGCTACGAACACCAGCTTTCCGAGACAACTCCGGACGGACGCAAGCTCACCGAGTTCGAGGCCCGCTGCAAGCAGTTCGAGGCAAACGGCAAGAGCGAGACCGAGGCCATCACGCTGGCCATGAAGGAAGATCCGAAGCGCTACCAGAAGCACTTGCAGGCGCTCGGGATCATCAACCGCAGCCTGTAACCCGGAACGCCGAACCAACACGAGGAAGGAACCAACAACATGCAAAACACATCTCCAGTATTCTCGGTGCCCGCCAGTGCGGCGGACCTAGCGCCCTACCGCAGGGCGAAAATCACGGCCACCGGAGCGGCTTACGCCGGTTCCGGCGAGGCGGCCGTAGGAACCCTGCTGCCGGGTGATCCGGGCGACGAGGAACAAAGCGCCGTGCAGGATCTCACCTTCGGCGTCCACTTCGCCACCATGGGAAGCAACACCGACATCGCCATCGGCGACGAGGTGGAGGCTGCCGCGGACGGCAAGATCGTGAAACTTTCCGCCGGACCCGCCGTGGGCGTGGCTCTGGAAGCGGGGGTTGATGAGAACGACGTGATCCGCGTCAAGTATTACCCGAACCCGGGCACCTTCAAGGTCGTCGCGGCGGGCATTCATGCCTGGGCGGGTGGAGCGGCCACGACGGACTCCATCGCCGTGGCGGGGCTGCTGGCGACCGACATTGTCCTTGTGACGCTGTCGGCGCGGGCCTCGACCGAAACGCTGGTGCTGGCCGTGAACGACGCGGCCAACGACCAGATCGACCTGACGCTGAGTGCCAACGGCACCAACGCCACCACCAAACTCAGCTACGCGGTGCTCCGCGCCTGATAGAAACGGAACCAGAATCTGAAAGGACAAGACACAGATGTACAACAATTCGACAGCGGTTTATCGTCCGGACATCCAGGCGTTCCTCATGCAGGCGCAGGGTGCGGAGAAGTATTTCATTGCGGACAAGGTATTCCCTGTCCTCAACGTCGGCAAGCGTTCCGGGCAATACCCTCGCATCAAGATCGGCGAGGGCAGCCTGATGCGCAAGGACATCACCAAGCGCAACGCGACGGGCACCTACAACGAGGTTTCCCGCAAGCATAGCTGGGATGACTACAAGCTGGTGGACCGGGGACTCAAGGAGCGCATCGACGACGACAAGGCGGCGGAGATGGAGGACTTCTTCGACCTCGAAGTGACCACGGCGGACCTGGTGCGGCGGATGATGATGATCGACCGCGAGGTGAATGCGGCGGAGACATTGATCGATACCAATGTGTTCGCGGCAGAGAACGCCAAGGTGAACTACACCGAGGCTCTGATCGCCACCAACGACTTCCCGTATGACATGAATCTCGCCATCGAGAAGCTGTTGCTGCGGGGCTGCGAGGTGAACGCCATCGTGATGACCCACAAGGTCTGGAACTACGTGCGCCGGACGAAGCTGCTGCAAGACTACATCTTCGGCTCGCAGGACACGACCAAGCGCAAGCTCATCAAGCGCAGCGACGTGGGCAGCGCATTTTCCGAGGAAAACAACCGCGAGATCGAGATCATCGTCGGCAGTGCGGGATACGACAGCTCGAACCGGGCGAAGGACACTCCATCGCTCAGCCACATCTGGCCGACCAGCCACATCTGGGTGGGCTGTCTGAAGGGCGGCGACTTCAAGGCGGGCGGCGTGGGCCGGACGCTGAGCTGGACACAGTCCGTGAAGAGCGGCCTGTTCGAGACCGAGACCTGGCGCGACGAGGACCGCCGCGGAGACATGGTGCGCGTGCGCAGCTACTCCAACGAGAAGGTCATCGACGAGACGGCCGGACAGCTTGTGACGACCAACTTTGCCTGATGAGGCAAAAGCAGAGGTAGCAGAGTAGAGGGCAATGCGCCACCGGGAGGGACACCGGTGGCGCATTTTTTTGCCGGATGATTGACACCCTTGCGCAAGGGCATGGGCAGCGCGTTTTGGGAAAACTTCGATGCGGCCAACCAGGTTGCCGTGGACGTGATGGGCGAGGAAGTCCTGCTGGACGGACATTCGGTAACGGGAGTGGTGGACCCGCAAAGCTACCAGGAAGGAGCGGCGGTGGGAGGACGCAAGGGCATCCTGCGCTGCGGCATTCTGGTGACGCGGGAGGTGATGGATGCGGTGCCGCCACGGGACGGCATGGTGGTGGAGCTGCGAGGGCTGATCGGGCGGGTGGAAAGCTGGGAGCCGCTCGGGCCGATGGCCGGGGTGCTGCTCAATGTGGGGCCATACAACCGCTGGAGCGGCGAGGTTCCCGGGGTGTGAACCCTTGCACAAGGGCGTGTTGACACAGCCCGGGAGGCATGGATGTTTTTCTGAATCGCGGAACGGGTTTGCTGGTGCGCGGGGTGGGTCTCAGTGCGGTGGTTTCATCCATGACCGTCAAGGCGCGGGACACGCTGGTCCTGGATGTGTGGGTGTTTCGCGGCAGCGAGCTGGAGGATCTTTCCGCCGGGAGCAGTCTGGCGTTTCTGGTGAAAACCGGAGTGAAGAGCACGGACGCGACGCTGGCCGTCGCGGAAGGATGGGAGCAGGTGGAGGACGAGACAGGGCACTACCGCGCGGCGCTGAACCTGAATACCGTGCCATTGGTGGCCGCCGTCGCGGATCTGGACGAGATTTCCGCCGTGGGCGAGCTTTCGTGGAGTGCGGACGGGGTGGCCTGGCAAAGCAGCAACACGGTGCGGGTGACGATCGCCAACGACGTGTTCAAGGGATCGGAGGGAACGCCGGACGAGCTGCCGACTCCGGATGACAACTGGGTTGCCCATGGCCATCCGCAGACGCTCACGGCGGAGCAGAAGCTCACCGCCCGCGAGAACATCGGGGTGGAGCCGATCATCCGCACGGCGGCGGAGGGGAGTCCGGATAACAGCGTGACACCTACCGCAATCGGGCAGAAATGCTTTGTGGGTGATACTCCTCCGTATGACGAGGTGTGGGTGGCGGAGAGTATCAGTCCGCCTGTATGGGTGCAGGATGTTGCGTCTGGCGGCCCAGCCGAGACCACGTCTTCTATCCTCTTAAAACTTCAAGGAGCCGCGCTTAATCCAGACAAGATTGGGGCTGAGTTTCTCACTCAGGGTGTAACTAATATTATTTCGATTGAAGAAAGTCGTGCGCTTGAGGCCGCTGATTTCAATAAACTTGTTTATTGTGAAACGGCAGGTCTTGTTCTTACATGCCCTCCCCTTGCGTCAAACGGAACAATCCTGCTTGCCCCGATCCAGACAGTTGTGTTGGATGGAACAGTCAATCTCTATGATGTGGCTGGTTCGTCAGTGTCCTCAGTAAGTCCAGAGGACGGGGTTGTGGCCTTGGAATACTCTACCGTTGCCGGATGGAAAATACGCAGACTGCACACACCAGCGGAGACCACAGCTTCAACTCTCCGACTCCTTATTGGCGAGGCCGCTGTCGAAAACAGAATCGGGTCTGAGTATCTACCGGATGCGCTTGTTCTTGCAGACGGCATCCCGAGTTCCGTTATCACCAGACCACAGTCCATAGGGTATGATCTTGCCGGAGGGGTGATTGAACACGATGGCACCATGCAATTTGTCGTTGAGAGCCGTTTTGGGATATTTGTTTTTGAGGTTCTGGTGGTGACTGGCAATGACTGGGAAGTCTGGGCCGAAGATCTGGTCACAGCCGCCATGGCGGACGGGCAATTCACCCAAAACCTTGAGATGTCTCTTGTTGGGTCCGTGCTTACCATCGGCGCGTTGAGTCCTGCTTTGTATGATCCGAGCATGAGGCTTACCGTGTCACTGCGCGATGGTGCGACCATGGGGTATCCCGGTATTGATGTCATCCTCACCAACTATGGAGAAGTATTGCCGCTTTTGGGAGAGCCGGTTGGGAGACTTTGCTATGTCCAAGACCCGGGAGTCTGGTATCGGTGGGACGGCACGGAATGGGTGCCTGATTCTTCAGCAATTATCATCCGCACTGCTGCGGAAGGGAACCCTGACAGCCCGAACATTCCCGACCAGTATGTGCTGACCGGGACCATGCTGGACGCAAGCAACAACCCCATTCCGGTTCCGGTGACGCTGGACCGGGTTGCGGATGCCCAAGGACATCCAAGCTGGGAAGGTGGAGGCTGGCGGATCATGTGGGCAAACAACGACTGGCTTATCTTTTTGATTGATGGCGGCTACTCGGCCATCACATCGGCGCTAAGTGGGGAACTTCCCCATGATCCGCCAACATTTGGGTGGATCTTTGACGAAGGTTCCGGTGATCCCGTGTTGACGCCGCAGCCGATCACTCCACTGGCCATCGGTCAGAAATGCTTTGTTGGTGATGCCGCGCCGTATGACTCGTCATGGACCGCACAGAGCTTGAGCCCGGTTGTGTGGGTGCAGGACTCGGTTGGTCCTGCCGGGCCGGAGGGTCCGGCGTTGAGTCTCGGTAGCGCCCTGACCCTTTTCGGGCTGACCTCCTACGCCGATTTGACCGCCGCCAACGCGGCCCTTCCGATTGGTCGCATCTACTACGATCAGACACTCAACACCCTTAACGTAACCACCGCATGAAACCACGAATTTTCATTTTTCTGATACTGGCCAACTCCTTGTTGGCGCAGCCGTCGCTGGTCAATTCCGATCAGTTGTCGTTGTTGCAAACCAAGACGATCACGGATACCGGGAGCTACTTCAGCACTGACACCGTGGAAGGTGCCTTGGCGCAGCTCGGAGCTGCCGGAGGCGGAGGGGCCACAAACCTGACCTACACTTCGTCAACAAGACTACTTGAATCATCGAGTGGCACCGACGTTACTCTACCTCTGGTGACTTCCACCACTGCCGGGCTTGCCCCTTTGTCCGGTGGCGGCACTTCCACTTTTCTTAGAGCGGACGGAACATGGGCCGTTCCTCCCGGCGGAACTGGAGGCATCGACCTTGCGGGCGATTTTGTCTGGACGGGCGATCACGACTACACCGGAGCGACGGTAAGTCTCGGGTCTCTCACCATCGGAACGCTGTCCGCCACCACGGCAACGGCAACAACTCCGGCAGCCGCCGATTCCGATACCAGTGTGGCGACTACGGCCTTTGTGACGGAAGGCAAGGTCCAGAAGATTTACACGGAGAAACTCGCTGTGAGCCACACACTCACCGCATCCGAGTGCTACGGAGGAGTCTATTATGTCACCGCTGCGAGTGTGGTTCTCACACTGCCTCCCGTTGCGGACGGCATGTCCATCACCGTTATCTCCACCGGAATAAATACCGTGACCGTTGATCCCGACGCGGGCGATCTGATCGTGAGGGACGGGACGGCCCAAGCGGACGGCATTGCCATCACGTCCACTGGTGAGGCCGGAGACATCGCCGTCCTGACCTATTACGACTCAACCGGATGGTATGCCGCCACAAATTCTTGGACGCAACAGCCATGAAAATCCTATCAATCATCCTCTTTATGCTGACGGCGGGGCTTGCCGCCCCTCCTCATCTTGCCGTCATCGCCAAGAAAAAGGCGGATGTAGGCGTTACCCCAGTATCACCCGGCACAACGTCCATGGTGGCGGCGTTCGACATGAACGACACTACGCCGGGTGACGGATATGTTGACTCCCACTCCACCTATGACATGTCGGGCGGGGCGGGCTTTCAGACCGCCGTACCACCGGAATACGGTATTGCACAAGAAGGCGTCGGGCGTTACTCCAACGGAGACTTGGACGACGCCCTCTTGATTCCGGTGAGTGATATTGGTTTCGCAATACGCTTCCAGTATTACGGCGCGTCCGCCATCAATGATGACATTTTCAGTTCTGGCGGGGATTTTCAGGCTGAGTGGAGGTCGAACGGCATCTATGTCGAATGGTACAACATACCGATCACGGTCCCTCAAGTGCCGGTCAAAGGGGTGTGGTATGTTCTCGTCGGCAGCTACAACAACGCGACGAACACCATGACGTGCTGGATAAACGGAGGGAAGGAAACGTCAGGGACCGGGACCGAGGCCACATCAAAGGGCAGCACGGTTCTTGGAGGTGATAGATACGGTGCGGCTTCTGATATTTACATCGACTACGCTTATTTTTGGAGAAAACAACTGACCATAGAAAATGCAACATTCCTTTACAACTCTGGCAATACTCTTAATTACAGCGATCTGTAACGCGGACACTATTTCGTGGACGGCACCGGAAGCCACACCAGCGGGCAGTGCTCCGGCGATCACTGGATACGAGGTATGGAAGCGGCAAGGCCGCGAGTGGCAGCTCGACCAAAGTGTTTCATCCGCGACAACCACGGCAACCGTGTCCCCCGGAGTCGGGAATCTGGAAGGCGAATTTGCCGTGCGGGCCTTGTGGTCTGGCGGAAGGACCGCTCTCAGTGATCCTGTTTTTACGAATGACTGGTTGCAAAACCTTCCAACACCGGATGGTTCCAACACCGTGAACAACACCATGAGTCGTGCCGCGATCCAAGCGGTGCTCAACGCCGCTCAACCGGGCGATGTTATCTACTTCGACGGAGGGGAGTATTTGCATACCACCGACGACAGTATGCTTCAACTCGGAGGCTCCACCGGCGCGGTGGACGGGCAGCCCGGAAAACACATCACGATCATGCCTATCCCCGGTGAGACGGCAACATTCCGTGGAAACCCATCTCTAACAAACGACCATCGCTGTTTTAGTTTTACTGGAGACTACTGGAGAATCTACGGCATGACGATTACGGAGATGGGGGAAGAAGCCATCCGCGGATACAGCAAAGGAGGAAGGATCGAGGAAAACACCATTTACAACGGCTGGCGGACAGGGATCACGATGGGTGGAGGTCCGACAATGACTGTCTGTGAAGACATGGAAGCTCGTTACAACAAGTGCAGTTATCATCAGATACAAAACGGGCTGAGTTGGGGCAATGATTATGGAGCAACTACAAGGAATTTCCGTTTCATCCGCAACGTAAGTTTCAAGAACGGATTCGATATTGCCACCAATCGCTTGAATGAGTTTGGCGGAGGGAACTCTGACGGCATTGCCGGGGCAAAGGGTTTCATGCTCGCAGTGACCGAAAATGAGAACGGTTTTGATGCGTGGGACTTCCCTGAAGGGACAGCCGTAACCGGAAGCGTGTTTCATCAAAACATCAACTTTATGAACGCTGATGACGCGATGGACCTGCTGCCCGGACATGGAGCAAGTATTGTAGGAAACCTCGCTTGGGGCAACACGCCGTCAGGGCAGTCCGCCGTGAAGATTGTTTTGGACAGCTACGGGAAAGGCACCTACATCGGTAATACCTGCATCGGGACAACCAACTATCCCTACGATTCCGACACGCTCTATTTGGCGAGCATGGACCCGCCTATCGAAGTGGGGGATGTGGTTCTTGGAGCGTCCAGCGGAGCAACCGGAACTGTCACGGACGTTGTAACCTTTACAGGAGGGGCTGGATGTCCTCCGTGGGGCATCTACCTTTCCGGCGAGTCTGGATCATTTTTTGATAACGAGACAATCACTGTTGGTGGAGTTCCGCACGGAGTCGCGGAGGTGAATGGCCAGCTTGGACTCAACCTACGCCCTTACGGCATGACTCTTTGGTACGAAAACGGAAGCGGATCGTTCCCGGCTGGGCAGGTTGTTACAGGCTCCGTCAGTGGAGCGACCGCAACGATAAACGGAGCTACCTTGAAAAAAGGTGATCCATTGCTTGGCACCGCCGAAGGGATCGTCCGAATCGGCGGAACGATGACGAATCAGTTCCGAGCGGAGGATAGTCTGATTGTTGGCGGGGTGACGGTTGCCGACATTCATGAGGAAAACGGCAGGATCGGTTTTGAGCCCGGCGAGAATTTCGTCGCAAACAGCACGATGTATGGAGCTGCCGCCATCTCCAACACGTATGACCCGTTCACGCACGGAGCATCCGGGGCCACCAGAGGCAATATCGTCCAAGGGGAGAATATCAACTACACTTACGGGCAGACATCTTCGGATAATTTCTTAGGGGAAGACGAGGCTGGAAGCCCTGATTTGCACAACCCTGCATACGATCCACGACTGCCGGTTCTGACTGGTACAACCGTTCAGGAGCAATGGCGCAATCTTTACCGCGAGCACATGGAGCAGATCATGCCGACGCCGGGTGGCAACATGCACGATGCGATGGTGTTTGAGCCGATGTTCCACCACGCCACCCCCGCCGATCATCCAACCAAACCGAGCGATCCAGCCGATCTGACCAAGCTGCATTGGTATGGGTCCGCGCCGGATATTGGAGCCAGCCAGTTCACCGAGTATTGGCCTCCGGTTGTCACGGTTACGGATGGTGGGAACGGACTCGCAGCCGGAACAGCCACAGCAGCCACAGCAACCGCAACCAATCTAAGCACGCCATGAGCGACCAAGAGAGAATCGACCGAATTGAACAGCGGCAGGACGATCAGGAGAGACGCATTGCCGCGAAGCTCGACCAGATATTCAAGTCGTTGGAAGAGATGCGCCTTGAGCGGGTCAAGAACATGGCCACCACGGAGCGTGATCTTGAGCGGGCCGTGAACGTCAATACCGCGACTTTGCTGCGGGTGGAGCGGCTGGAGCTGAAGATGATCGACCTGGAGCGGAAGCATGACGACCACGAGCGGGAATCCGCGAAGAAGTTCGCCTGCATCGACCAGCAGAAGTCATGGTTCATCGGCGCGTTCAGTGTGGTTGGATTCGTTTCTTCGATCCTCGGTGCCCTAAGCATCATGCTCATCAAATACTGGCTGGAAAAGTCATGAAACCACCACTTGAAAAAGCCATTATCCCGTTCATGGGATTCACCGAAAAGGAGGGTGAGCTATCCGGCACCGAAGATGCGTTTCGTTTGGTCCTGCGCAAGTTCGCCTCACCTTCCGTGACAGTCTATCACCCTCGTTCGTGGGCCGCCGACGTGCGAAAGATCGCAGCGCAGCTCGTGCGTTTTGGCGTGAAGGAAATTGTCATCATCTCCTACTCGCATGGCTCCGCCGCAGCCGTTGCACTCGCCAAGGAATGTGCGAAGAACAAAATTTCCGTTAGTAAGTGGCTGTCTTGCGATGCTGTCGCCCGGCCAAGGCTGCCACGCCACAATCTTTTCCAAATCTTCACCCTGCCGCGAGTTCTGGCGGCCAACGCCCATATCAAGGTTCCGGCCAACGTGATGGAGGTGGACGGCGTTCGCCAACGCACCCAATGGCCCTACGGCTGCGACTTAAAAGCCACTGGTTACACCCGGCACAAGTGCCTTAAATACCTCATGGCCGGGCACACTCAAATCGACTCTCACCCTGACTGGTGGGCGCTGGTCGAAAAGCACCTAACCGAGTGGACCACACCATGAAAACCATCATCCATCTCGACGGCGACGCCTATGCCTTGGATGCCCGCAAGCCGATCCACAAAGGCATGCACCACCCAGACGTTGAAATCCTGAAACGCATCCTGCGGCGGAACGGATTCTGGGCCGGGAGCAACTCGACGTTTTTCGGAGCGGAGACCGAAAACGCTGTGAAGTATTTCCAGAGCACCCACATCGACAAGGACGGGAAGTTTTTGCTCACTGATGGCGTGGTCGGTCCGAAGACATGGTGGGCACTCTACAACGCCTCCGGGCCGGAACAGCAAAACAACATCCCGACGCCAAAGACCGAGTTCGAGGAGCGGTATGGCATGCTCTCGATAACGAGGCAGGTGTTTCTGGATGCCGCTCTCAAGGAACATTACGAGCGGACCCACGAGATACCGGACGGCAGCAACAAAGGCGATGGCGTCAACAAGCTGATTGCCGGGTTCGGTCCCGCGCCGTGGTGCATGCTTTTCGTCTCATGGCTTCACAAGCAGGCAACGGGCGAATGGCCGCTCGGCCACCAGCACGCGCATGTTCAGACGTTCTGGCGAGATGCCTCCAAGGCTGGCATGACACTGGCCAAGAGCGCGGTCCCGGCACCGGGCGACTGCATCGTGTGGGCGTTCCCCGGTGGCTCCGGCCACATCGCGGTTGTGGTGGCAACGAGTGCGAGCGGCAAGACGATCAACACCATCGGCGGGAATGAAGGCAATCGGGTCAAGCTGGGCGTCCGTTACCCGGAGCAAGAGCGGCATGTGGTTGGCTACGTGCGGCTTTTCGGCGATGCCCCGAGCGACTTCCCTTTCCGGCTGATTGATAAAACGGAGGCGGGCGGAATGACTTTGGCCGACAGCCGGTGACATGGGCTGAAGGGTATGTTCCGCATCGATGTGAAGATCAGGGAAGGGCAAAGCCGCTGGAGGTGGAGGATGTCAGGGCGGGTCTCCCGCTGGCTGAACCGTTTCGCCTGGCGCAAGCCGCCCTTGCGCAAGGGCGGTGAGGCGGTGGCGCGGCGGCGCGAGCCGAAGACGGAGGGGGAGAAAGCCTTGTGGGAGGCGATGGGCTGGAACGGGGAATCATAACGGGCGGAACGATCATGAGCATGTTGAAACACGGACTGGCAAAAGCATGGGCGGAACACTTGTCCGGGGCGGCGGGTTTCCCGTTTTTCCCGGGCCGTCATGACGGAGACACGGCGCCGCCGTTCGGTGTGGTGGTGGTGAAAAGCCTGCGGCAGACCGTGCCGGGCGACGACGTGCATGTGGCGGACGTAAGGGTGGTGGTGGTGAGCGATGTGGCGGACGGCCCGGCCCGGATGCAGGAAAGAAAGGTGGAGCAGGCCTATGCGGCGATCGAAGGAACGCCAAGGCAGGCAGTGGACCTGACAAACAAGGTCAGGCTGTGCGGTTTTGTGTTGGAGGAGATCGAGCAGGCACAGGGATCGGGGGATGACGGGAGGATGGTTTACAGCGATGTGTTCCTGTTGAAGGCCGGGGTGGCCCGGGCGGGTTGACATGCCGGGTGAGGCATGGCTTTCACGCAACACGGCAATCAGGAATATGTGTTCGGCTTTGATGACGCTGACGCGACGACGCTCGCAACCACCATCGGGCTGAAACCACAAACGCTGTCCCTCCAATACGAGCCGGAATTCACGGCCGAGGCACAGGATGAGAACGGCGAAGTGGCCGCCGTGGTGGTGGGTCAGGACAAGGTGAACTTCACCATGACCGGATACATCGTGGATCAGGCCGCGCTGGAGGCCGCGACGGACTTTGAGTTCGGCGGGCGGTTCTTCATCATCACCGGACGCAAGCTGGACACGTCCAACACCGAGTTCAAAAAAGGCGAGGTCAGCGGCATGAGCTATGCGGGCATCGTGGCACCGACGCCGTAAGAATTTCGTAGCAGGGATAAAATGCGAAAAGTGCGAGGGAGCGCGGTTTGAGGAAGCCGCGCTCCCTTCATTTTGACACCCTTGCGCAAGGGTATGAGGAACCGGGATCGATTCTGCGAGGCGTTCGCCCATGTGGGGCATGTGGTGATGGGGCGGCGGCTGGAGCCGTTTTCGCTGCGGCACCGGTTCTGGCTGGAGGCGATGGAGAGCCCACTGGTGGCTGGCGGGGTGGTGGGGCTGATGGATTTGGAGCTGGCGAGCCGGATTTGCGCGATGCCCTTCGCCCGGCTGAACCGGGATGTGCCGGAGATGCTGACACGCGGGCCGCGCTGGCGGGACAAGCTGCGTTATTTGTGGTGGATCTGCCGCGGGGAGGCGGCGCGGGAGTATGAGAAATTCCAGGATTACTTTCTGGATTACGGCTGCCCTCCGGCGACGCATGGAGCCGGGCCTGCAACCAACAACGGGAAACGGTACGAGGCGATGCCGGGCCTGCTGGCACTCATCACGGCACTGGTAAGGGGAAGCGGTTGGGAACCGGAAACGGTGTGGGCACTCGCCCCCGGCGCTGCGGAGTGGTATCTGGTGGGAATCTTTTCCCACCGTGGCGTGGACATGAGGCTCAAGACGGAGCACGACGAGGAATTCGAGGAAGGCATGAGGCGGGAAATGGCCGGAAAGCGGGAGTCCGTGGAATCAACCGCAGAGCGTTGACGCCGGGCGGATGGCATGGCGGCGAATCCGAGTGGAGCTGGCGGCGGACTGCCGCCAAATGCAGGACAACAAGCAGGACAACAGGCGGCGCAGGCGGCGCAACAAGCGGCAGGGGCATACAGCGGCGGCTTGAAAAAGCTGACGGCGCAGTGGGGAGACTTCGCCGACGCTCTGGTGGCTCCGGCGATCACGCTGGCGGCGGGCGGTAGCAAGGTGCAGGCGGCGTGGAGCGGCGTGCGGGCGGTGCTGGAGGCGAAGGTGCTGGGGCCGCTCGGGCTGGTGACGGGAGCCTCCGCCGGACTGCTGCTGGTGACGCGCAGGCTGATCGCGGAATGGCGGACGATGGGTGTCCAGAGCGCGAAGGCCATCGAGACGCTGACGCTGCAATTCAAGCCCCTGCTCGGCAGTATGGAGCTGGCAAAGCAGCGGGCGCGGGAGATTTTCGATTTCTCGGTAAAGACGCCGTTCAAGTTCCCTGATCTGGCGGAGGGCAACAAGATCCTGCAAAGCCTGACGCGAGGCGCGCTGGCCAGCAAGGATGGGATGACGCTGGTGGGTGATGCGGCCTCGGTGGCGGGCGCGGACTTTGCCGATACGGCGCGGCAGGTGGGGCGGCTTTACGACGGCCTGATGAGCGGGCGTCCGGTTGGCGAGGCGGCCTTCCGGCTGCAAGAGCTGGGCCTGATTTCCGGGCAGACGCGGACACAGATCGAGGCGATGCAGGCGGCGAATGCGGCGGGCAGCGCGGTATGGGCGGTGGCGCAGAAAGACCTGGAGCGGGCCAAGGGGGCGATGGAGGTGCTGTCCCAAAGCGTGGCAGGTCTGGAAAGCACGTTTGAGGACACGCGGCAACAGCTTGAAGCGGGATTCGGCCAAGGGTTCATGGAGGGAGAAAAGGCGGCGATCCGCAGCGCGACAGCCGCGATGGAGGCGATGACTCCGGTGGCGGAGGTGCTGGGGCGGAACCTCGGCCAGCTCGATACGTGGTGGGAGCAGCTCAAGAGCAAGCTGGTGGGGGTGGCGACTGGCAGCAAGGTGTTCACCAGCGCTATCACCGGAGCGGGGCTGGCGGTGGTGGGTTTCTCGGCAGCGGTGCTGCTGGCGGCTGGCACGCATCTGCTGCGGTTTCTCGCCGGGGTGCGCAGCGTGGCAGCCGGGCAGGCGGCTCTGACGGCGGCGACGATGGCGGCTACGGGAGCGCAGACGGTGGCGGGGCTGGTAGGGACGCAGCTCGCCAGCGCGTATGCGGCTCTGGTCACCGCGCTCAAGGCGGTGGCGGCAGGCAGCTATCTGAGTGCGGCGGCAAACCTGAAGGTGGCGGCGGCGGAAACCATCGCGGCGTTCCGGACGAACGCTTTGGCGGCCTCCCAGGTGGTTCTGAAAGGGGCATTCCTGCTGGCACGCACGGCGGCGCTGGTTCTGGCTGGCACGCTGCGGGCGGTGGCGGCGGCGATGGTGCTGACGCCGATTGGAGCGTTTTCCACGGCCTTGGTGGTGGCGGGCGGAGCCTTGTTGAGTTTCTACACCTCGATGAAAAAAGCGCGGGAGGAGCTGGCCGCCTATGCTGCCAGCGCGCAGGCGGTGGTGGAGAACATGGACGCGCAGGCAAGAGCGATCCGCACGGTGGCCGACCTGCAACGGGCGGAGGCGGACATCGTGCGGGAGCTGACTCAGGCATACCTTGAGCTGGAGCAGGCCAAGGCGGGTGGTGACGAGAAGCGGGCGGAGATTGCCCGGCGCAAGATCGATGAGCTGCTGGCGACCCAGCGCAAGGTGCGCGGCTTGAGCGGCAGCACGGAACTCAGCGAAGAGCAAATGGCACGGGAGGACGCCCGGAAGGAACTCGCCAAGGAGGCTCGCAAGGCGCGGGATGAGGATGAGGCGGGACGTGGCGCGGCCAGCGCGGTGGCGGTGGCGCGGCGGCAGATGGAGGAAAGCGAGGCGAAACGGCAGGCAGCAAGGCTGGCGGAAGAGGAGGAAAAACGGGTGGAGCAAGCCAAGGCGGCCTTGCGGCGGCGGATGGAGGATGAGGCCAAACGGGAGGAGGCATTGCGGTCCCGCCAGGCGGCCTTGAAAGGGGAGATTCTTGAGAGGCAGGCGGTGGCGAGGAGCACTGCGGTGGGAGGACCGGGGGACCAGTCCGGCGCGGCATGGAAGGCGACCTTGGCGGCGGATGAGGCGAAGAAGCTGCAAACCGCGCTGGACGAGGTGGAGCGGGCCTTGGGCAACATCGAGGAAGCGCGGCGGGCCAACGCGGAACAAGAAGCACGGGTGGCGCTGGAAAGCGCGAGCGAGCTGGCGGTGCTCAATGAGAAGCTGGCGATTTATGCCCGCATGGAGGGCGCGGTGCAGGCCGTTGCGGACCAGCGGAAGAGGCTCGGTGAGGCGGAAAAAAACGAAAGCCTGAATGCCGGGAAACGGGCGGAGGCGGTGGAACAGGCCCAGGCGGCGCTGCGGCAGGCGATGGAAGAACAGTCCCGCGCCGAAGCTCTGGCGGCCGCTACGGGCGTGAAGGGCTGGCGGGCCATCGACCAGCAGAACAACCAGCGGCGCGTGCAGGAAATCAAAACCGAGCGGGAGGATGATCTGAGCCCGGTGAAGCGCGAGGAAGAGGCGCGGCGGCTGCGGGATGCGGAGCTGGCCCTTGCGCAAGGGCGGGTGGAAACGGAGAGCCGGATCGCGGACTTGCGGCTGAAGGGCTACGAGCGCGAGGCTGCGATGCTGGAGTTTGCCAAGCGGGACTTGAGCCTCCGTTACCAAAGGAAGCGCATCGATGATGATGGCTACGCAAAAGAAAGGGCGATTCTGGCCGAGCGCGAGGCGGCGCTGAAACGCGAGGCGGACAAAACGCGGGCGGAGCTGAACGGAGCGCTGACCATGGGCAACCTGCGGCGGAGGGAGGAAGCCGCACGCAGCGCGGGCAGGGTGGAGGAAGCGGAGGCGCTGCGCAAGCAGGCGGAGGCGGCGGAGGATGCGGCGACCAGGCGGGACGCCATTGCGGAAGCGGAAGGTCTGCCGGAGTCCGAACGCGCCGCCTATGTGGCGCGGCGCATGGAGGAAGAGCGGGCGGCGCGGGAGCAGGCGCTGGACCAGTCCGAGACGGAGCGGGAACTGAGGCGGCAGCAGGCCGACGCGGAGCGTGGCATGGCCGCGGCGGAGGTGAAGGCGCGGGCGGCGGAGATCGGCGGCAGCGGACGGGAGGCGCGGCGCGTCCGCGAAGACGCGGCGCGGAAGCAGGATGAGGCGGCCCGGGCGCAGGCGATGCAGGGATACCGTGACATGGGCTACGGCGACAAGCAGGCGGATGCCATGGCAAACGAGGATGTGAAGCGGGCGCAGGCGCAGCGGATCATCGAGCAGATGCAGGGCTACAAGGGAAGCGTGATCGCCTCCAGTCTGGCACAGGTGGGCGGCGGTGGCGGGGTGGCGGGCACGGACCCGAGTGTGGCGTTGCAGGAAAAAATGGTCGAGCTGCTCAAGGACATCGCGGATGCCTCAAAGGACAATGTGGACCGTGTCTGGTGAGGTTTGACACAGGAGCAGAGGTATGGAGGAACGCAAGTATGGGGCCGCGAACGGGGCGATCCTGGGCCACGCCGGGGAAATTCATGTTTCGCGGGAAGGTCTGTGGACCGGGAGTTGCCGATACCGGGTGCCGAAAGGGCGGTATGATCTGATGCCGAAGATCGGGAGCGTGCATCCTTACGCGGAGTTTCTGTTCGTGGAGAAGCTGCGCGTCATCTACACGGAGGGGTTGTGGACCGTGTTGTGTGAGTATGCGGGAGCCAGTTTCACCTCTTCCGGGGTAACCGATGCCACGTATGAGCTGAGTCCCGGCACGGGGAGCGAACCGATCGAAATCCATCCGGAGTTTGACGAGTTCGCGGGCACTCCCAGCGCGCCAAACGAGGATAACAAGCCCTTGTTCCGTGATCCGGTGACGGGATTCCCCTCGACGGATGACGAGGTGGCGGAGTTTGACCGGTTCCAGAGCGGAAGCCCGCTTTACGGGGTGAAGTCCTACATCTGCCAGAACAATACCGTTTGGACGAAGCGGTGGACGCAGAAGAACAAGCCGGAAGACGAGCCACTGAAGGTGGTGAGTTCCCCGCCCGGCCCGGCGCCGGAGTATGGCGGTGCCTACAACTGGCTGCAATACCCGGTGGCTTACAGCGTGCGGGGGAATGTTTATTCCTGTTCCCAGAACTGGCTTTCCAGCGGGCCGAAGGGGTGGTCAACCGTGATTTACTGAGATCATGAGCGATTTTCCGGGACGAGGTTTTCGAGAGCTGCCGCGTGGAGAGCCGGTCGGCAAGGTGCTGACGCTGGAGTGGATGTCGATGGTGCAGGAGGACATCAAAGCCCTTGCGCAAGGGCGGCATATCACCGTGGAGGGAGGAATGACGCGCCGCAGCGGCGAGCATGGCGTGAACATCGGCGCACCGGCGGAGCGCAGGACATGGCAAAGGACCGGGCGGTTCAGGGTGTGGCCGCATCCGCAGGCGAAGAGGCTTTACATCAGCCCGGGATCGGTGGCGCGGATTGATCCGCTGGACCCTGTGGGGCTAGTGGTTCCGGCTTACCCGAAAGTGGGGGAAGACCCGCTGGACGAGCCAAGGTGGCTGGATCTTGCCGATCTGGAGGAAGGGCAGACCTACGTGGTGGCCCTGATCCTGACCGAGGAGGAGCAGTGGATCGAACTCAGGGAAGTGGAATCCGCCGGGGATGAAGTGAGCGAAGACGATGAGGCCGCCATTCTGGAGCTGGCGGAATTCCAAGTCTCGTTTGTGGATGAAACCCTGGTGGTGGAAAACCTGGAGCAGTTTTGGGAGAGTGATGTCATCTGGCCGAAGAGTGAAAGCTCGTCATCGTCCTTGCTGTCCTCCGAGTCTTCCTCCGAAGCGTCTTCCTCCGAAGCCTCCTCTTCCATTGGCTCTGATGAGGGATCATCCATCGGGTCTGATGGAGGTTCGTCCGGTGGATCGGATGGAGGGTCTGACAAAAGCACGGCGATTGTTCCGGCGTCATGGAGCAAGCAAGGCTACACCGCGCTGTTCACGGAAGAGGCTCCGGACGTGCGCTTCCATGACGTGATGAAGGTGAAGATCACGGGCCGGGTGACATGGGCGGAGATGGACCCGCGATATGTGGAAGTCTGCGCGGAAGGGACGATATGGGTCCAGGGTGTGGCCGCAGACCGTCCTTTCCCGGTAGGAGTGCGCGTGTGCGGAGGAGAAATCCGCATCGAGTGCGGCCGGTGGCGGCGTCCGGGCGAGGTGACGGTTTCCCTGACGGGCATCCGCAAGGGCTTTGTCAATCTCCGCTTCCCGGACAAAACGCGGGCTGAATTCGAGGCGAACGAACGCTTCCTGAACATGAACAAACCAAGAAAATGAGCAGTGAATACGGCAGTGAAAAATCCTCGGGATCGATCAGCGAGAGCATGGCCTCATCGAGCGAAAGTTCCGGTTCATCGAGCATGATGGATTCATCGGGTATGGATTCGTCGGGTATGGATTCGTCGGGGGCGACGGATTCCTCGGGAGTTATTTATGATTCCTCCGGTTCATCGAGCATGATGGACTCGTCGGGTATGGATTCATCGGGCATGGACTCATCGAATTAAGCAGCCATGGATCATGCCTCTGCGACACCGATTGTAATTCCGCTGCATCACGGGGGCGGAAAGTTCAGGAACGATTCCGAGCTGCGCTATGCGCTGCGGTCGATTGCCAGACATTTCAAAGGCAGCCACCGGATCATCATCGTGGGCAAGAAGCTGCCCGCATGGATACAGGGGGTGGAGCATGTGTATGGGGAGGGCTTGAAGTCCTCCCTGATCGCGGCGGCGAATTGTTTCCCTGACGGATTCTTGTGGTGGTATGACGATTGTTGTCTGCTGCGGGACAGCACGGTGGAGGAGCTGAAGGTCACGCCGGCTTGCAAGGGCTGGGGCAAGCCCAAAACAGCATGGAGCCGCAAGCTGGAAAAAATCCGGCAAAGGCTGGTGAAGGAAGGATACCCGGCAAGGGATTATTCCCGTCCGCACGGTCCATACTGGTTCGACAAGGGAATGGTGGACGAGGGCTTTTCCGACTGGCCGGGCATGAAGGCGAAATTCCCATGGGAAAGCTGGATTTTGTCCAAGCGCGACTGGCCGCGCTGCCATGGGACGGTGCAGCAATACTATGGTCCTTTCCGCTCACCTCCGGGCGGGAACCGAAGATATGTGAACTGGTCTGACAGGGGATTCACCTCCGGATTGCGGTCTTATCTGGACGCCCGGTTCCCGGAGACGAGCTGCTACGAGACCTCCGTGCCGGAGCGCGGGCCGGTGGCAAGCTCCTCTCCGCGCGTTACTGTGGTGGTGGCGATGAAGGGCAGGACGGAGGCCTGGGTGCGGCATGCGCGGAGCTGGCTCAATCATCCGATGGTGGCGGAATGCGTGGTGGTTGACTGGTCGGATGAGAATCCGGTGGCATCCCACCCCGGAGTGATGGAAATCATGGAAGAGTATCCGTTTGTGAAAATCGTCCGGGTCGAAAACGAGGCGGCTTTTCACATAGGCAAGGCGTTCAATGTGGGGTTCAGCCGTGCGAGCATGGATTTGATCGCCAAGACGGACGCCGATGTGGAGCTGGTCAACCCGCTGTGGTTCATGCTCGCGGCAAAGGATGTGGCGAGCGGATCGGGCGTTTTTTACAAAGGGAAGGGCAAGGGGCTGCCGGGGACGTTTCTGGCCACAAGGGAGATGGTTCAAAAAGTTGGGGGATTCCGCGAGGACTTTGTCGGCTACGGCTGGGACGATACGGACCTCTACAAGCGGATGTCGTCGGCGGGTGGCGTCTTGAAGATGTATGGCAAAGGGGTGTTGTATCACGAACCCCATTCCGACGCCAAGCGCACCGAATACTATCAGAATAAGCGCAGGAAAACCACGATGCGCCGGAACCGCACCATCGCTCTGGACGGGTCGAAGCCGCCGCCTCCAAGCGTCTATCAGGTCATAAGCTCAAGCGGCAGGCTGGAGGTCTTGGAGAAGGCCACCCAGAGATTGTGCGGTCCCTTGCTGCCGTTGGACACATGGGCGGAGGCGTTCGAGCCTTATCGTGGGATGAAGGTCAACCCGCCCGAGCTGGCAAGGGGAAACGCCGGTGACAGGATGATCTGGCAGGCCGTAAGGGCTCTTTACTCCCATTACGGACTGACCGTGGTTTCCAAAGACTGGGACGTTTTTATGTGGCCGGGAGGCGGCAACATGGGTAGAAAATATGCGGGCAACCGAGCGATCCGAAGGCGACATTTCCAGAACGCCGTGAAACGCGGAACCCCTATTGTGATCCTACCTCAATCGTGGACGGGCGATGATCCCGACGTCCCGGCATCGGCGGTCGTATTCGCAAGGGAGCGTGCGACGATGCCGCCGGGCAGCAGCCTGCTGCCCGATCTCGCGCTTGCATGGTCCGGCATGGTGACATGCCCGCCTGCCGTGGATGACAGGCCGGACGAAGAGTGGTTCATGCGGCGGGACAAGGAGAAAACGGGAGACACGCGCGGCATCGACCCGGCGATAGGATGCAAAAGCGTCACGGCTTATCTGGAGCTGGCAGCCGGGAGGAAACACGTCCACACCAACAGGCTGCACTTTGCCATTGCCTGCCTGATCGTGAACACTCCTGTCACCTTGCGTCCTGGGAGCTACGGCAAGAACCGTGGCGTGTGGGAATACTCGCTGGCCGACCTCGGCTGCAAATGGGGAGGTGAAGCATGAATCCGGGAACAACGGTCGTTTGCAGGCAGGGGATGTGCAACAGGCTGCGAGTCATGTTCACATGGAGGCAGTGCGCGGAGCATGGAGGCTGGGTTTTCCTTTGGCAGAAAAACGCGGCCTGCCCTGCGGAATACGAGGAGTTGTTCGAGCCGGTGAGCGGGGTGGAAGTCACCCGTGTTCTCGACAGCCGTGCCAACGTGGTGGATTCGTGGCATACTCATCCGGATTGGAAAGACCCGGGAGGGTTCCTCTATCAGGGATTGCGCCCGAAGCCAGCCGTTGCGGCGGAGGTGGCGCGGTGGGTTGGATCGCTGGGCGGCGCGGGAAATTATCTATCCATCCATCACCGGGGCACGGACCTGACCCAGCGCATGCAGAAACAGGGTATGAAAAACACGCCTCCCGAACGCCAGATGGAGTTCCTCGACCAATGCCCGCCCGACTTGCCGATCTGGCTGGCGACGGATGATGCGGCAACCCAAGACAAGTTCATGGCACGATATGGCGAACGGATGAGGTTTCAAGAGTTCGGCCCGGCGTCAGGGAAACGCCAGACCGGAATGAGCCATGCCTTGGTTGACGCCTATGTCTGCATGCTGGCCAAGCACCACGCGGGATGCTGGAAATCATCCTTCTCGGCGTTCATCCGTCATCATCGAAGCCGTGTTTCCCGCGCTGAAATCATGAGCCTCGTTTCCTAGTCCGATGGTCCCTGTTCAGAACGGAATATCATCATCTTCGTCGCACGGCTGGCTTGCGGGGGTGGTGGAGCGGTTTGAGGGGACCGACATGTTGCGGGGTTCCTGACGGCTGCTTGTGGCTGCGGATGGTCTTGATGACGGGTCTCCGGATGGAAGGAACTGGATGGTTTCTCCGATGACCTTGAGCTTGGTGCGTTTTTTGCCGCTGTCCTTGTCTTCCCAGCTTTCAAGGGTGAGGCGGCCTTCAAGGAAGATGCCGCGGCCTTTGGCGAGGTATTTTGCCGCCAGCTCGGCGGTCTTGCCCCATAAAGTGCAATCGACAAAGGTGGTATCTTCCTGCTTGGCGCCGTTGTCGTCTTTCCAGGTGCGGTTGATGGCGATGCAAATATCGGCAACGGCGGTGCCGCGCGGGGTGTAGCGGACTTCGATGTCACGGGTGAGATTTCCCATGAGCATGACTTTGTTGTAGGATGACATGATGTGGATGGCTTGGTTGTTGTAGGTTCAGTTGAGAATCGGGTTTGCCGGGGCGGATGGCAGGCCGGGGTGATCGAAGTCGTTGAGGAAGCGCGAGGCCTGGGAAACCTCCCTCAATGCCTCGCTCAAGGAGTGACAGAAGGTGTTGGGATCGCCCTTGGCGTTCGTGGCATCGATCTCGATGTGGGTGGGCATGTTGGGTTTTCTGGAAATCGTGGCGATTGATTGCCCCTTGTCGTCATAGACCTCGAATTTCCAGATCAGGCGGGTGGGATTGCTCATGTGGTGGTTGGTGGTGGTTATGCTTTTTGGATGAAGTAGCGTTTGTGGCGGCCCTCCCCTTTCGAGAGGAAGCGGACGCGGATGATCTGGCCGGTGGCCTCGTCGCGGAAGGTGTGGATGGTGCCCTTCTTGGTGGCGTGGCGCTTGAGAAGGATGCCCATTTTCGAGTTCCCCTTGCCGTCCAGAAAGAAGGTGTGGACCGCTTGGTGGCCGGACTCCGGGCGGAGCGGGCGGACATCCTCCTTGCCAAACATGTTCCATGGAAACAGCCCGTGCTCCCAGCAGTGGTGGATGAGTTCCTGGGTGGTGAAGTCCACGTGGTTGATCTTGTGGAGGATCTTGACGAGGGTGAGGACGTCATCCATTTCGGAATCCCCCGCGTTGTCCAGCAAGGGCCGCTCCAGCATGTCTCCGAACATGGCAAACTCGACCATGCCGCCGATGATCTGGCCCCATGTCTCAAAGCCGAGACGGGTCTTGTGGATGTCCGCCAGCGGGCGTCCAGCATGGTCCCAGTGGCGGACAATGGCCCAGAGGCAGGAGAGGATGTGACGGCGGTTCTCAGGCTTGGCGAGCCAGACGTCGTTGATGAGGGTCTCGGCGCGGGCGCGGGACTGGACATCGCTCTCCTCGACGTAGAGGTCGCAGACCAGACAGCGGTGGGAGATGTCCGTGCCGGCATTCACGTTGTTGCCGGTGATGAAGATGACGGTGTTGTTTTCCGCCACAAAAGTCTCGGTCTTGCCAAGGACGCGGCCAGTCCAGAGTGGGGTGGTGAAAAGGCTTTCCAGCTTGTCGGAGGCGATGAAGTCGCGGACGTTGTCGAAGCAGATGTAGGGGGACGCGGCGAGGATTTCGGAATCGAGAATCTTGGCCAGGCTTTCCTCATCCTTTCGCCATCCCTGACTCTTGAAGGTGCCATAGACGGGGGCGGTGGAGATTTTCACCAGCAGGGTCTTGCCGGAGCGTTGGGCGTTCGCGTTCATGATGAAGCCCATGCGGCTGGCTTCCTTTGGCACGCAGTTCGCGGCGAAGAGGGCGAGCATCGAGCCAATCTGCACGGCGAGGCTGCGGGATGTGCGGTAGGTGCGCGGGGTGCCATCGTCGTTTTCCCGGTAAAGCGGGCAGGACTCGCTCGGGACGATGGGCTCCGACCAGTCGTTGAACGGGAACTCGTGGTAAAGATCGTAAAGGTGCCAGAAGGCGTCGGCGATGGTCATGGAGTCATCGAAATAACCGTCCGACATGACGGGGCCGGTGATGGGCGGGCGGGCCGGGTCCGGCGGCTGGGGGGTAATGTTCCCCTCGAAGACATAGGTGCCAGTGGTGGGATCATAGCCGGGGGAGCAGAGGATGAGGGCACCGTGGTCGGTGATGATCGGCACGGGCGAGGGATAGACGCGGTTCACGATTGGCATGGAGGTAATGAATTCAGGAGAGTGGAGGCAGAGCTTTGCGTGGGTCTCGGTCATGTCCCGGATTTCCTGGAACGGGTTCCCATCGCGGTCCATCTTGGTCCGGTAGCAGATGAAGTATTGCTCGCTCCATGAGACGAAGGCGGAGGGCGGCATCTGGGCCAGCCGCCCGTCGAACGGATGCATCGGCAGAGTGGCGCGGCGATAAAGCTCGGCGCCGGAGGATTTGAGGACATGGGCGACGTCCGCGTTGAACGAGCGTTGCAACTCGTTCGCGCCCGGGAGTGGTATTTTTGGCAGTGCTCCGAACCTTGCTGCGGCCGGACCTGTTAGCTTTTGGAGGATGGGAGACTTGCTGCTGCGTGTGCGCGGCATGGAGGTGGGTGAAGGTAAGTGTTCTGAGGATCATCATCGGGATCAAAGGGGAGGTCAGGCTACGAGCGGCAGCTCCGGGGCGCGTTCCGGGTGGTCTCTGGCGGCGATGTAGGAAGCCCAAGCCAGGGACAAATCATGATAGAGGTCTTCCGGCACCCGCGACTTCCTCCAGTGGCGGTCCCAGTCCCGCAGCGGGCGGCGGCCCTTTGGGCGTGCGGTGTCCCTTACGACGTAGGTGGCGGCGCGTCCGATCGCGTCGAGCGTTCCGGCGCGCTCCCTGCACCATTGCAGAAAGGTTGGTCCCCTGCCCTTGCGCAAGGGCATGAGAGGCAGCAGGTGGTGCAGCAGGATGTCCCGTGTGACGGCTCCGGACTTCACCAGATCATTGAAGTCCTGCTTTTCCTCGGTGGGCCAGAAGGCGACCACGTCCCTCACCATGGGATGAAGGCGGTCCAGCAATCCCTCACCCTCGAACCAGCGTGCGCCCGCCCCGTCCGCATCCGCAATGGCAAACAACCGGGCCTTGGGGTTCAGGTTGTGGGCGAAGAGCTTGGAACCTGACGAGGCTCCGCGCAGACCAATGACGGCAACCGGCGGCCATGTCTCGCGGCGGTGCCAGCCCATGACGGAGACAAGGGCGAGGGCGTCCCACTGCCCCTCCATGAGGAACAGGTATTCCGCCGTCGAGGGATTCCCTATGAGGAAGGGCCAGGCACCGCATTTTTTTGGGTTGAAATTCCATGAGGCTTTCGCATCGCGGCCGTGGTGGCCCTTGCTACCCGGGGCCAGACGAATGTGAACGGAAACAGGCAGCGGACCCGCGGCTGACGGCATTTCCACAAGGAACGCCTCACGCATGGAATCCCACCACTGGTAGCTGCCCATGAGCCCGTGGCTCGCGGCCCATCTCACGCAGTCCGGGTCGATCCCCCGCCACTCGGCGATGCGGTTGATTTCTCCTTCCGCCCGCAGCAGGCGGTCGCACGCCTCCTGCCAAACCGCGAGCTGATGCCCGGTCATCGGAACGGGCGTGTTGTCCTCTTTTTTGGCTGGTGCGGGCTTTGGCGCGGAGCGGGCAGCCGGGTTTGGGCTGATCCCATGGGACGAGGCCAGTCTCTCCAGAGTGTCCTTCAGGGAGGTTCCCCATGTCTTCTGCAAGTAGTCGATCGCGTCGCCTCCCGCACCGCAGCCAAAGCAATGAAATCGGCCCGTGTCATCATCCACCTGGCAGGAAGGAGTTCTTTCCTCATGAAACGGGCAGCACGAAAACCGCGCCGTGCCGGAACGCCGAACCGGATGACCGTCCCTCTCGAACAAAGTGGAGAGCGGAGGCAGGGACTCCTTGATGCGCGTGATGTCGTACTTCATGCCCCTTGCGCAAGGGTTTGAAGTTCGTCCAAGGAGCGTAATGCTACGGCGTTTGCTACGCTCGTTTGTAAGTTGCTGATAATCAGCCAGCGGAACGGGAGGGATTCGAACCCTCGGTAATATCCTCCCTTGTAATTGCTTGGGAAATCGAGATAAAACGTGATGAAACAAGATAGGATTTGACCTAGTTTGCTACGCTGTGCTCCGTTGGGTCTGTGGCCAGTTGTTTCCAGCGCAAGGACTCCCCGTTTTTCTGGATTCGGTTCAAAACACCTGATGGGAGATGGAAGCAGCGGTCTTCCGGCGTGAGAACGGATGCGCCGGGGGCGTTGCGCAAGGTCCACCAGATGGTGGTGGAGGAAACGGCACGGGAGGCGATGCGGGAAACGGAGGGTGCTTCGGCGATGTTCCGGCACTGGGTTCCGGGCTGGATCGATTACCGTTACAAGAACGAGAGGTCGAGGGTTCGGTGTTTGAATGCGTGGGCTCATTGGTCAGTGTTCTTGGAGGAAAGGAGGTTGGCTCACCCGGCGGAGATGACTTATGCGGTGGCCCATGAGTTCATGCGCTGGAGGACGAATCCGCCGAAGGGGGCGGCAAGGCGCGTGGCGGCGTGGAATACGTCGGTGGTGGAGGTGAGGTTCATGGGTGCGGTGATGCAGGAGGCGCTGCGGCGCGGCTGGATTGCGGTGAATCCGTTCGCGTCCCTCGGGCTGTCGAAGCGGGCGAGCAAGGAGAAGCGGGCGATCACGCGGGAGGAGGAGGAGAGGATTTTCGAGGCGTTGAAACGCAAGAAGGGCGCGCCGTGGATGTGGGAGGCGTTCCTGGTGGCGATGCGGCAGGGCTGCCGGATGCGGGAGGTGGCGGTGCCGATGGAGCAGGTGGACGAGAAGGCGATGGTGATCGTCTTCAATGCGAAGGGAGGGAAGAAGCATGCGGCACCCTTGCACAAGGATCTGCTGCCGCTGGTGAGGAAGGCGAGACGGGAGAAGAGGAATGTGCTGGTGAGGCTGCCGCGCCAGCCTTCGCCGAAGTGGGGGAAGTTTTTCTCGGGCATGGGGATGGATGATCTGTGTTTCCATTGCACGCGGGTCACGGTGGTCACGAGGCTTTGTGAAGCCGGGTTTTCGGAGAGCCAGACGATGGCTTATGTGGGGCACGCTTCGGCGTCGGTGCACGCGATTTACCGGAAGATGAGGCCGACTGCGGTGGCTGCTTTGGGGAGTGCGTTGTAGCGAAGACCTTGAAGGACTCGCAGCTTTCAAGGAAGGTGCGGGCCATGAGCAGGGACGCCTTGCCGCCGGGCATGGTGAAGCCGTGCCATTTCATGGCTTTGATGTATTGGGTGGAAACACCCAGCTCGGAGGCGAGTTCCTTGGCGTTTCTGAGGCGACTGAGGTATCTCTCGACCTCGATCTGTGGGGTGGATTCATCCTGCATGGTCCGGGTCTCCGGTGAGGGATTCTTCGAGTGCGGCGGCAAGGGTGATCATGGGGGTGAGCAGCTCCAGCAAGGCGCGGCGCTGGGGGGTGGGGAGCTTTACGATGCGGTCGGGGCCGCCCATTTCCCTCTCCCATTGCTGGAGCTTGAAGACGACGCCCTGGATGGTGTTGATGCCGCTGCCTTGTCCGGAGAGGGCGGTGATCTGGGAGGTGTGAAGGATTTTCCCGGCCTGGATGGAGCGGGAAAGCTCGAGCGGGGAGAGGGATTCTCGTTTGGCGATGGATGCCCAGCGTTCCTGTTCCTGCGGGCTGGGGAGCTTGGAGAGGACGAAGTAGTGTTCGGAGTTGAGGGCGTGTTTTTCGCGGAAGTCCAGCGAGGTCTGGCCGATGGAGTCGGCCTTGGTGACGTCGGCAAGGTCGAACTCGGCTTGTTCGAGGGCGACGGCGACGCGGGCGACGCCGAATTTTTCGCGGCCGTAGTTGATGTGGTCCGCAAGGACGCAGTGGAAGGCGCTCTTGACCGAGTGGATGGTCTTGAGCAGGTCGAGCCATTGTTCGTAGGAGATGTGGCCCTCGATGTGGAGGCCGTGCGGGGTGCAGCGGATGTTCTGGCCGCTGGCGAGGATGATGGTGGAGGCGTTGCGGGCCTCAGTTGGCGTTTGGGGTGGCGGGTCTGCGGATTTTCGAGAGGAGGGCCGTGGCGGTTTGGGCGCTGATTTTTTTGTTGCGCCAGTGGCGGGTTTTCCCGACTTGGGAGTAGATTTTGCAGGCATGTTCGCTTTTTTGGTGGGTGGATGGGGTGAGGCCGAGAGAGCGTTGCCACGCTTTGACGACTTTGGAGATGGCGGAGGCGGTGATGTGGTTTTGGCGGGCATATTCGCGTTGGCAGGGAAGTCCGTTGAGGGCGGCGAGCTTGGCGGCGAAGGCGAGCCCGGCGCTGTTGATTTTGGGGTTCTTGGATGAGAGAAGGCCGCCGACGATGATCTGGAGGTAGTTGGCCTTTTCGACCCGCACGGCGGTATCCACCTCGGTTTGGTGCCAGCGGAGAATCTCGCCGGCCTGCTGCGGGGTGATGGAGAAGCGGTCCGCGATGACGCTTTCGGGGGTGTCGATGACGGTCATGTCGGGCTCGCATTTGGCTAGGGATGAGTCTGCGATGTCCGAGACGGAGAAGGGTGAATGGCCGCCGACATCCGTTGAATCGTCTGGAGCGGAGTCCACATTGAGGCGGCGGACTTTTTCCCGCTCTTCCTCGGATAGTGAGGCGATCCACTCGGCGTGGGCTTTTTTCGCCTCGTTGTGGAGGGCTCTGGCGTGGGCCTCGTAGCTGCCCGTCGCCCTTGTGCAAGGGTGTTTGTCAGGCGGCTTTTTCATTGGCACAGGATGCTCTTTGGGTGAATTCCTGCTCCAAGGTGGCCCATTCGATCGCCTCTTCTGGGCTGGAACAGGTGGCCGTCCTCATGGCTCGCAAGAAGTCGAGCACTTGAGTCAGAACCTTCTTTTTCGGGGTGGTTTGGGCCAATTTCTCGTCTTTGCTCTCTTCGGTTTGGGTGGGTGTCATGACGTTGTTGCCTTTGGAATAAAGGCCAAATGTGGGAAGATTTATCAAGCTCGAATAAATAAAATTTGCACTTTTCCCAAGTGTTGGCATTTTGTCCCTTTCTCCCACTCGTTATGAAATTCCCTAATTACCTAAAATATTTCGTTGATACTGAGAAGTATCGGTTGGTTTCACTTGCCAAAAGGTCGAATGTTCACGCCTCGGACTTGTCAAAAGTTCTAAACAAAAAGAAAACCTGTGGGCTGAAAATGGCGATCCAGGTCATCGAGGGGCTGGAGCCGGAGCATCAGGCGCAGGCGTTGATGCTTTGGATCGCGGATCAGATTCCACCGCAATTCCAGCATTTGCTCTACATCGTGCGGGCCGATGACAGGAACGATAAGCCGAAAGATGTGGATATTCGCACGATTGAGGGATCAATCCAAGTGTTGGAGAAGAAGGCGGAGACCAACGATGCTTTGCGCACTGTTTTGCTGAATCTGGCACAGGCGTTTGCCATAGAGGATGCTGGCTAATCCCCTCCCCCGCACCCCTTTGGGTCTATTTTCCGACCCCTTCCCGACCTCCGCAGACCCTTGCTCTCGGAGGTCTTTCTGTTTCAACGCATAGTGTATTTTGGGGAATAGGTGGAAAGGGTGGTACTGGGTTTTTGGACCTAATAAAGAAAAACCTGAAAGGTTCGGATTTGTGTCTTTGTCTCGTTTTTCGACGCCTTTCTAAAACCCAAGACCACCCAAGCCCTCCTTGTCTCATTATCCAATCGCAGCAAGAAAAAACATCCACCACCGTAAAAGGAATCTATTTACAATCAGTGCCTTGCAGGTTGCGAAGCATAGCTTGGTATCGCTATGCGGGGGGTGTTTTTGGATGTCTCATTTTGGGGGCAACCCCTGCCCATGACCCCTGCTGGGGAGACATGAGGGAGGCAATGTCGCGTTGACATAGAGAGAGAGGCGATGGAACAGGATCAACCCGAGTTGCCTGTGGGGGAAGCGGAGGAGAGGCTTTCGCAGTGGGCCAAGAACCAAACCGAGCTTGCGGCGGAGCTGGGCTGTGCGCGGGAGACGATTCAGCGGTGGTTGAAGGCGGGCGATCCGGATTGTCCGGGGAAGACAAGCGACGGGCGCTACAACGTATCGTTGTGGAAGATCTGGATTGAGACGAAGGGGAAGAAGGTCCGGGCAGCGGTGAAGGGTAGGGACAAGGGGGCGCTGGAGATGGAGAACATGCGGCTGCGGAACGAGAAGCTGCAAATCGAGAATCTGCTGAAACAGGGCGAGCTGCTGCATGTGGACGAGGTGTGCGGGGTCTTGACCGAAATGATGGGAGCGTTCGTGAAAAAAGTGCGCGGGATGAAGCACACGCTGCCGAACGCGGTGGTGGGGGTTTCGATACCGGAGGCGACGAAGCGGGTGGATCGTGAGGCGGTGGAGGCGCTTCTGGAGCTATCGCTGGGCGAGTGGGCAAAAAAAAAACCGTTTTGGTCGAGCGTTTATGCGCGGCTGCAAGACCTTCAACGGACACACAGCCTTGGAAGTGGGCTGAGCGACACGTAATCAATCCGGTGGACAACAGCCGGTGGTCTTCGGAGGACTCGGTGTTTTTGCGGCAGATCATGGAGGATTTTGCCGATCCGGAGGTGAACGAGATTACGGTTCTGTGTTCGGCGCAGAGTGCGAAGACGTTGACGCTGCTGGCATTGCTGGCGTGGTTGCTGGCGGAAGATCCGGGGCCGGTGTTGTGGGTGACGGCGAAGCTGGGGGAAGCGAAGAAGATCAGCAAGGGGCGGGTTTTGCCGTTGTTGGAGAAGTGCGCGCCGGTGGCGGAAAAGATGCCGACGAGCCGGATGTTCAAGACGACGCTGGAGATTTACTTTCCGGGAGCGCCGTTGATTCTGACTGGAGCGGAGAGTCCGGCCTCGCTGCAATCGACGCCGTTCCGGTATGTGATTCTGGACGAGGCGAGGAGTTATCCGCCCGGTGCTTTGGAAATGGTGAGCAAGCGGTTCCGCTCCTACACCAGCAATTACAAGAAGGTCATCATCACCACGCCGGACAAGGAGGGTGATGCGGTGCACCGGGCATTTCAGGCCGGGCATCAGGCGCATTGGGAGGTTCCGTGCCCGAAGTGCGGGCACTTTCACGAAATGGAGTGGGGGGATGAAAAGTCGGCGGGCGGGATGAAGTGGGACAAAACCCCGGAGACTTACGACGAGGAGAAAAAGGCGTATCACTACGAGAAGCTGAAAGAGACCATGCGGTATCACTGCTGGAATCCGGACTGCGATCATGTGTGGCGGGACGCGATGCCGGAGCGGAAATACATCAGCACGACGGGAAGCTGGGTACCGAGGAATCCGAACGCGCCGTCCAACAACAAGAGCTACACCTGGAACGCGCTGCTGCCGTGGTGGCCGAGCTGGTATGACCAGATGGTGGAGTTCTTGCAGGCGAAAAAAGCCATGGAGTGGGGCGATTGGTTTCCGTTGAAGGACCACTTCAACGAAACGCGGGGTCAGGTATGGACGAACCGGCACCGTTACGGGGAGGACGACAAGTATCTGGCGGAAAGGGTGGCGCAGTATGATCCGTGGGAACCGTGGGAGCATGAGGTGCGGCGGTTCATGACAGTGGACGTGCAGGGTGCGGGAGGGCGCCACTTCTGGTATGTGATCCGGGCGTGGGGAGCGGGTGCGAAGAGCCGTCTGCTGGCGTATGGGAAGGCGTGGTCATGGGAGGAGCTGGCGAGCAAGGCGCAGGAATGGAAGGTGGACCCGGACAACCTGGTGATCGACTCCGGGCAGTGGGCACCGGAGGTTTATCAGAAGGTGATCGACTCGGGTTATCGGTGGAAGGCGTTCAAGGCCGACGACAAGGACGGGTTCAAAATCCACGGGAAGAAGTGGCTTTACCAGAAGTCATGGGTTGATCCGACGCTTGGGAAGGTGAAGGACAGGACGGTGAGGGACATCGAGCTTTACCTATGGGCGAAGTATGGGGTGATCGAGCGGCTGGATGCGATGATGCATGGGGTGATGGGCGACTGGCAGGTGTTTCCTGACACCGGGGAAGACTACAACTTGCAGGTCACGGTATGGGACCGGCGCTCGCGGATCATGCGGCACGGCGGCGAGATGCTGGAGTGGTTCCAGAAGAGGAAGGAGGATCACCTTGCGGACTGCGAGCAGATGCAGGTAGTGGCGGCTGCGGCAACAGGATTGATGCACATGCCCGAAGAGCTGGAGCTGTGGAACGCGCAGAAGCCGAAGGCCGAGGTCTGAGCCTTGCGCAAGGGTCAGGTTTCCTTGAGCAGGTAGAAGTAGCGCACGGAGAGGTTGCCGTCTTTCTCCGCGCCGTCTCGCATGGAGGTGATGCACCATGGAGGGGAGACGCGGTAGGCGGTTTCGATGGCCATTTCCATGCAATCAATCGAGTGATCGGTAAGGGTGTCGCCGGATTCGAGGTATCGCAAGATGGGAGAGGGAGGAGTGACGCGGGAGAATTCCTGCCATTGGTCAGGCGGTGATGCGGAAAGATCCTGTGGGTCGAGGTCGGAAAAGTCCTCGTCTGGATCGAGGCCGAGGGAAAGCAGCATGGCGCGGAATTCTTCGTCGGAGATAGGGCGTTTGGGTTTCATGGTGATTTCTTGCGGCCTTGGATGAGCTTTTGTTTGAGCCTTTCCTTGGCGACGGCAAAGTCAAAAAGCGGGTCGGTGGTGAGGCCGGCCTTGGCGCGGGCTATGTCTGCGGCGGTGACTTTGGGGGAGACGATGGGTGGGTGCCATTCGCGGAAGCGTTGTTGGGACCAGCCGAGGCGTTTGCGGATGGCGGGCCAGGAGGATTCGAGCACGGATTCATCGGTGTGGGGGCCGGAGGATTTGAAGGAGTCGAAGGCGGCGGCGAGCAGGAGTTCGGGGTCGATGTCGTCCACGGTCTCGGGGAAGAGGCGGCCGTCGAGCATGAGCTGGGCGGTGTCGCTTTTGTCGGAGAAGAGGTCTTTCATCCGTTCATCGATTGATCCGGATGTGATGATGGGATAGACGGTGACTGGGCGTGGCGAGTTGAGCCGCCAGATGCGGTCCACGAATTGGGCGAAGACATCGTAGGCCCATGGGTAGCCGACGGCGATGAGGTGGGCGCAGTTCTCGAACGAATGGCCGCGGCCCATGGCCTCGTAGGATGCGATGAGGGTGGAGGCTTGGCCGCGCTTGAACGAGGCGGCGAGCAGGCCGCGGGTTTCGGGCGAGGTGGAGCCGTCGAGCAGCATGGCTTCCACTTGGGCTTCGAGGAGCAGGCGGTGGAGGGTTTGGTTGAAGTGGGCGAAGGGCGAGCCGACCATGATTTGTTCGCCGTTGTCGAGCAGATCGGAGATCAGGCCGAGGACGGTGACGAGCTTCGGGGTCCATGGGGTCCAGGAGCGAAGGCGGCCGGGGTGGGCGTTGGAGATGACGTCAGCGAGGCTTGGAGAGTCCGGGCAAAGTGCGGCGATGCGGAGGTTGGTGAGCTGCATACCGAGGGCGGCGAGGCCGGAAACGCGGGTGCCGGGCCGCCCGGCGGGCGCGGTGGGGCGGAAGTCGAGGTGTTCCTTGTACACCGTCGCTTGGGCGGAGCCCATGGCGCACTCGACGGGGCGGACGGTTTTCGGGACGATGGACTCGCCGCAGTCCGCCTTGCGGCAGCGCAGGACGACGGGTGCGAGGAGCCGCCAGAGGCGCTGGACGTTGCAGACGCGGGCGGTGGTTTTCTGGATGCGGACGCTGGAGCGGCGGCGGTTTTCGTTGGCGGCCTTGTATTCCTCGCGGGTGAGGTAGCGGTCGATTTCGAGGTGTTGGCGGGCGAATTGTTCCTTGCCGTCGGGGCCGTAGGGCCAGCGGGAGGTGGGGTTTTGATGGCCGCCGGAAGCCCACCAGGCGAGGGTGAAGATGGATTCCATGCGGTTTTTGGCCGGGGTTCCGGTCATGAGCAGGCGGAATTCCGGGTTGAGCAGGGTGATGCCTTTGGAGGTTTTCGAGTCGCCCTGGATGGCGGTGGCCTCGTCGAGCACGATGCAGTCGAATCCCGCGCCGAGGCCTTCGAGCTGCTTGAGTTCGCGGGCGAAGCTGGGTTTCCAGACGCAGGTGATGCCGCCGCGCTCGGTGCCGACGCCGTGCATGTATTCGGAGAAGTCCGGTTTGCGTCCGAGCAGGCGGGCGAGGGAGTATTCCTTGGCGAGGGTGCGGGCCTCGATGAGGCGTTGTCGTTCGCGCTGGCGCATGACGATTTTGCCCTTGGCATTCACCTCCGGCTCCCACTCGTCCGCGCCGTTGCGGGTGAGTGCTTCGTAGCCGACGAGGTAGAACTTGGGGAGCTGGCCCTTGCGCAAGGGCTGCGCGGGGCGATCGATGCGATGGTGGCGGACATCGTCCATGTCCTTGATGGTGGGAAGCGGGATACCGAAGTGCTTGATGGCGGTTTCGCGGAGTTGGGAGTGGAGGTCTGCCGGGGCGGCGAGCAGGACGCGGCGGGCACGCCAGAGGAAGGGGATGCAGAACCCGGCAAACGATTTTCCGGTGCCCTGTTCATGGGCAAGGACAAGGCCATTGACGAGGGCGGCGCGGGCATAGTGGTCACGCTGGAATGGTTTGAGACGCATGATATTTCAGGAAGGCGTAGGTAGTGGCGGGTGGGATGAGGTGGGTTCTTTTCAGGTGGAGCGGGTGCGGGTGTCAGGGTCTTGAAGGACGGCGGTGAGGTAGGTGATGGCTTGAAAATCGGTGATGATTTCTTTTTCAATGGCCTGAAGGAGTTCTCCGCGCCAAAGGGAAAGGGTTTCCTTTAAAGAGAGGTGTTTATGGGATAATGTGAAAACATCACGAAAAGGCTGATCGTTGGTGAGAGCCCATGCTTCGAGTTGGTTTTCGACCATGAATAAAAGGAACCGGATTTTCACGCTGCCTTTCCAGAATTCCGTTTTTGGCATCTTTTTGAAGCCTCCGTTTTGGATAACGGAAACACCGGCAAGAGCGGCGGCGCGGTGGATGAAATCCAACTTGGCCTTACCGTCTTCACTGAGAGTCATGGTTGTTCTGGTTGGACGATTCCGCCGCAGTGATCGCAGATGCCGCCGACAAAGCCGCGGGGTTCGCCGCAGCATTCGGGTTGCGGGCTGGCGTGATGACGAGGATCGATTCCCGGTAAAGAGGCAGCGGGATATTCGTGATGGCTTCCGGTTCGACCTCGAAGGTGAGAGTGGTGATTCCCTCATTGTCGGTGCCGGCTTGGATTAGAACTGCGGGGATGCGGAGGTTCATTTTTGCTCTGGGTATGAATCCGTGGTGTAGAAACTTCTCGAAGGATAGCTCTTCGATGTTGTGGATTTGTTGTTGTAGGTTTTCAGTCGCTTCTTTTTTTGCGGCTGTGAATGCTTCTTCGGGTTTTTGTCCGATCTTGCGGTTGTAGTAGCCATCGATGATATGGCCTGCGTTGAGTTCTTCGTGGAGGTTCATTTTGGTTGGATGGTGATGGTTCCGGAGAGGCCTGGTTCGGCGGTGTCCTTGGCGAGGCGGATGGCCTTGTCCTTGGTGGGGGCGGTGCCTTGGAGGTTGCCGTTGAAGCGGACTTCCCAGCCTTTGCGGGAGCGGCGGCCGAGGATTTGGATAGTGCAAGGGCCGATGCGGATTTCGGTGGAGATGGAGTTCATCGGGTAAAAGCTGAAAAGCTGAAAAGCTGAAATGAAGAAATCAGGCGGCGGCGTTTTTAGCGGGCCATTCGATGGTGAAACCGGAGCGTTCGAGGATGCGGGCGTATTCGTGCCAGGTGATTTCGTAGATGCCATCGAGGCGGCAGCGGTGGACGGTTTTCAGCCAGCGTTTGGCGGTGCGGGTGGCGATGGTTAGGGTTGGAGCGTTGACGAAAACCTCATGGGTTCCATAACGCTTGTGGCGGGCACCTTTGGAGGACAGCAGGTAGGAACCAAATGCGCGGTAGATGCGGCGAGAGCGAAGATCGCCCGGCAAGTCGAAGAGTTCAGGGTGGTCGAGGTGGTTCATGATGGCGGATGGACAGATATTGTTTGAGGATGACGTCGGCCATTTTCGCGTGGTCTTGTGCGGAAGTGACAAGAGACCGACGTTCATCGGAGGCATGGTGCTGATTGTCGGCTTCGATGATGTCGATCTGGGCTTGGGCAAGGTGGTGCCATGCTTGTTGGAGGGCGGGGGTGGTCATGTGGATTGGAGGGTGATCAATGCCCACGAAGCATCGTTATGGGTTTTCGCGGTTATCGACATTTTCCGGATGGCATAATACGCTGTTGTGCCAATGAAGCGACCCGTCAGGAGCAATCTCCACGGTGTAAGTTTCAAGTTCCGCGAGGCAACGGAAGCGCGTCCGCATGAACCCGAAGTCCCGGCTGACGTGGTGGTGTCCGAAGATCCACAGTTCCGGCCGGTGAGCTTCCAGCATGGCTTGGAGCAGCCGCGAGGTGGCATTCGGCTGATAGCCACGGATCGGCATCGGCGCTCCTGATTCGAAGATTCCGCACGGCGCGTCATGAGTGACCATCAGTCGCGGTTTGGCGGCGGCGTAGGCGTCGAACGCATCGCGCATTTGCGCGGCGCTCAGCTCCTCGTCTCGCCACCAGTCGCGGCCCTCCATGCGGTGTGCGCGGTCGATGCTCCACGCCCCAGAGACCCAGAAGAGCGATCCACTTCCGCCGAACTCACCAAGGTAGCGTGGATTCCGGCGGCACATTTCCGGGTCGTCGTGGTTGCCCCGGATGAACCAGAAGTCTTGCCGTTTCGTGACGCTCTCATGGATGGCCACCGGCGATACGAACCCGAGTCCGAGGTCGCCGACGTGGATCACCGGACAGCCTAGCTTGGCGAGTTTCTTCAGCTTTCCATGGGCGTCTCCCTGGAAGCAAAGAGGCCCAACAAAGCGTGGCTGGCCAACCGGCAATTTCTTCTCAATTTCACTCATCAGCTTCTCCTTTCGCTGCCGGTGGCAGCACTATTGCGTTATCCCAAGATGAATGCCGTTTGCAGCTCAATGGCGGCATCGGCAGCGTATCGGCGACTTTCGCCCTTGGGGTATGGTTCCATCGCGTAGCGGAGTGCATCCAGCATCGCGATCCGTTGTTTCTTGTTTCCGCAGGCATAGACGTATCGGTGTTTTCGTGGTCGGTCATCGAGGTAGAAGTCATCCCCGTATTTTTCGCGCATCCATTCGGCGCGGTTGGCTTGGCCTCGGCTTTCATCGGCCACGGTTGCGCCGTGGAGATGTTCGCGGCCTTTGATTTTCCAGTCTGTTCGCTTCGCGCTCAGTCCGGTGTAAATGAAGTTCGTTGCTTGGTAGATGTAGCCGACATGCCCCTGAGCCGTGTCCGCGTAGCTGACCACCAGAGACGGCTTCGGCAGCATCCTCAGTGATTGCCCGACGAGTCGGCTTGCCATGTTCTTTTCACTCACACAGCAGAGGCGGTTCAGTTCCAGCACATGCGCCGACCATTCCTTGCCTGCCAGCCCTTCCCGCAGCGGCGCACTTGCTGGCGTTCCATACGTCACCACCCCGACAAGTTCCGTTCCGCGATACGCTCCGAAGGCGTAGGAGATTGGACACATGCGGCGTGCGTAGTGGCGAAGCATCAGCCATGGTTCCGCCTCTTTAGACGGTATCGAGCGCACCACCAAAGAGGGATAACAATGACCTGCATGCAACGCCGGGAACGTCGTTGCTGGAATCGGGGCTGTAGGGTCGGCGTGCATGAGGTCAAGCGTTCGTCTGATTCATTTGCGCTCCCACGGTTCGGCGTATGGCAGCCCCACGAAGGCGA